GTCGGAGCCTCCGCGTTCGGGCTGGGGCTCGGGAGCGGGCTCGGGTTCAGGGGCGGGTTGAGAGTCGCCGCCGTGCTCCGTCTCCCATTGGGTCTGCTGCTCGGGGGTGACGTAATCGGTGAGCTTGACGTCGGCGGAGTTGGACTGTGCGTCGGCGACGGCCTCGTTGACCGGTTCAGGGGGCTTGGCGGTGTCGTAATCGCCCTTGGGGGTCTCGGGTGTCTCCGGAGGCTTGGGGATCTCGGGTGTGACGGGCTTCGGCTCGGGGACCTTGGTCTCCTTGGGGGTCTCGGCAGCCTCGAGCTTGTTGTCGAGACGCTCGATGGGTTTGCCTCCGAAGGTGGAGACGCCGTTCTTGTCGCCGAACATCTCGTTGACGTCGGGCTCGTCGTCCTTGTTGGCTTTCGTCAGCCTCACAGCCTTGTCGGTAGGCCGTGCTTGGTCGTTCTGCATGCTCGGCCATCGCGTCCGGCATTGATAAGTGTTCGGCACACGGGGATGAACACGACCCGAAGCCCGTGTGCCTGGAGTGTTTGCGGGGCGGGTGCCCCGAGGTGTCAGAGGCTGAGCCTGCTGACGGTGCGGAAGGTCAGGCCGTGGTCGCCTGCCAGCGCTCCGCACAGCGCGATGAACTCCTTCGCGGTGCCTGCCGGCCTCTCGGCACGGTAGACGCGCCAGGCCTCCTCCAGCGACGGACCGCCTGCGGACACCAGGTGGTAGCACCTCGACCCCTCCGGCCCCATGAAGTCGATCAGGGTGGGGGTCTCGGAGTAGGCGAGGATGGAGTCGATGCGCTCATGGAGGGGCGTGTCGTCCTTGGGTGCGGGAGGCTCGACGGTGGGCTGGGTCGCCCAGTCGATCTCCTTCGTCTTGCGGACGGAGCGGTGCACCTTGGGTGCGGGTGCGGGCTCGGCCGGGGTCTCGGCGGGTGCCGAGGTCTTGGCGAAGGACTCCAGGGGGGCATCGACGGGTGCCTCCGCCGGCGTGAACGTCGCCTGGGACAGGGGAGGTGTGCCCATGATGGGGTCCTCCTCGTTGGCGGCCTGGACGCGTCCGGCCTCGACCTTGGCCTTCTCGACGGCCACCTGGTCCATCAGGGCCTTGGAGATGACGGGTCTGCGGGCCGCCATCGGACCGCCTCCGGACCGTCGGTGAACTCGTCGTATGTCATGTACATGTTCTCCAAATAGTATCTCACGATACTTATCCCCACCGCCTCGGCGAGGCCGGTCTTCATCGTCCTCTCGAAGAGGCGGTCGATGATGCGTCCGACCTCGGAGTCGGAGGTGGAGTGCTGGATGTCGACGTAGCGGAAGACGTTGTCGCGGAGGATGCGGGCGTCTCCGACACGGTCGGTCGGTATGGATATGAGGAGGGTGTTGCGCCCCCTCCTGACGAAGGACCCAGGGACGCATCTGGCCACGAGGCCTGCGACGGCGCTCATGTCGAGGTACTTCCGCATGGCCGCCTCGTTGTCCATGTTGCCGCGGGTTACGGCGAAGACGACGTTGACCGGGACCGCGGGCGCGGGCTCCGAGGGGGTCTCGGGAAGGGCGGGCATGGTGCCGGTGGTCCTCACCCTGCGCTTGGACGGGGGCTTGGCAGGGGTCTTGGAGGTGGATGCGGCGGGTGCAGGGGACGGGGCGTCCATGGAGACGGTGGGCGAGGAGCGCTCGGTTGCGAAGGGGGCGTCGGTGGGCCTCAACGCATCACCACCTTGCGGGAGGTGTCGACCCACGACCCTCCGAGGTACTCGCTGTACGTCGCGCACATGCACTTGAAGGGCATGTCGCCGAGGATGCTGGTGGCGTCGTCCATGAGGCCGCGCCAGCACGCATCGGCGTCCGACCTGCTCTCGAACTGCTCCATGATGAACGCCTCGCCGTCGGGCAGGGGGCGGACGCTCACGCGGAACTGAGGCATCATAGGATCAGCTCCCCCTCGTCCCCGTCGGGCTCGATCTCGATCCACCGGATGTCCATCACGGGGATGAAGACGGTCGACCCGTCATCGCACTCGACGCGCATGGATGCCCCCTCGCGAAGGGCGGTGTCGAAGAGGTCTCCGACGTCTGCGACCATCGCGTCATCGGCGAGGGTGGCGTCGATGGTGCGGTCGCGGACGGCGATGTGCATGGTCCTCACAGCCTCGCCTCCCTCTTGGAGATCTCGCGGTCGAGGTACTCGCGGGCGGTCCTCAGTCCTTCGAGCGTGGGGTCGGTGGCGATGATCTCGACGACGCGTCCCAGGCCGAAGCCGAGGGCGCAGGTGTCGATGAAGTCGACGACGGATCCCGGGGTGGCTCCTTCGACGTCCTCGATGCAGGGCACGGAGGTGTCGGTGGTGGTGATGTTCACGGCGGTGCCGGGAGGGTAGGTGGGGTTGGGGGCGGTGTAGCCTTTGACGACACGCTCCATGACGGAGGGCTGGTCGTTCTGGATCACGGGGGTATACGGTTGCATATCTGTCATTGTTTTCACATCCGTTAGAGGCGTGGCACGGTCGGGACGGAGGGCGCGGATGCGGCCGCGGATGCCGTCGAGGGTGGGCACGTCGATGTAGAGGGTCACTCGCCGCCTCCTTTCGCATCGTCAACGATGCGCGTATAGCAATAGTATGGCGAACGACAATTGGGGCAGGCCTTCTGGATCCGGGTGGGGTCGCGGGGGCGCCAGGTGTAGCCGCAACGATTGCATCTCCGCAATAGGATTACGGAATCGCAAAGGGGACAGCGCATGTCGAAGTCCTTCGGCACGATGAACTGGCGCCGGCACGATTCGCAGTAGAGGACCATGCGGCCTTTGTGGTCACGGGTCATGGTATCACGACCGAGACAGATGGGATGCGACTGCTTGATTTCATGTCTCGGCACATCGGCATAGGCTTTGTTAGTATATGAATATGCTCCTATATGAGGACTGAAAATGACGATCCGGTTTTTTCCTCCACACCCCACAGGATAGGGGTGGGGTCGCCCGTGTAGCGATGGGTCCCGCGTGCACGCGGATCTCGCGTGTGTGGGTACGCGGCGCGGGCGAGGGTCGCCACGGCACGGCCCCGGCAAGGGGTGGGGTAGGGGTGGGGTAGGGGTATGCAAGGGGTATATGTACTCGTCTCGACAATGACGGAATCAACTCGTCAATGACTGTCTGTGACAGTAGGTTGATGGATACAATGCGGTACTAAGGGACCTTACGGATTGACAACCCGTAGCTGGGGTAGTTCCCAGCTAATCCCCTTCGGGGATTGGTCCCTTACCTTAAGGACCCGTAGGACAGTCCTGCTAATTGGCCTACTGGACAATCCGCATCTGGATAATCCCCACGCTGGCCATCCATCATCAGGCCGTGCTGGGATTCAGTCGGGACATGGACAATCGCGGACAGTCCGATACGTTCGGACCCCGTGGGTTGTCCGTGTGGGATACGTTCCCTTTAACCGACTGTCTCCGACGCGTCCGACCGATGGGTGACAATGGCCAGCGTGGGATTGGATGGATGCGGATGGATTGGACCCGTGGATTATGGAATGAAGTAGTCAGTCACTCAATCCACACGGGACAGGTACGCGCCATATCATCCTGACTGACTATCAACAAACCCGCGGATAGCATGGCTGGCCTCACACGCTACCATGCGAACCCGCGGGCTGGGCTGATAAACAAACCGAAGCGGGACAATCATCCGAGTCGGTGGCCTTTATCTTCGCGCTCACTCCCAAGCATGAGCGCACCCAAACACCAACAACACTACGGTGATCGCAATGCAACCAGTAGATGTTATAATCGATATCAAGACCAGCGATCTCACGCTGTCGCAGGTCCTCGCCGTTGTCGACGAGTACAAGCGTGCGCACCCGGATCTAGACGTCTTCGTAGACGGCGACCTATACCAAGTCGTTTCTCGCAGGAGATTCGACAGCAAACCCGACAGCTCAAGGAGGAGCATCTGAAAACTCCGATCAGCCTACCCATCGGCTAGCAGTCGCTCACCCGAACGACAGCGAATTGATGGGGATTTTCTATAACGCTCACCCGGATCAGAACAACAAGGAGGTACAGAAAATGGCCAAGAAGACAGAGTACGAAATGCGCCTTGAGATCCTCGACGGGATCACCAAGGAAGAACAGAGGCTGAAGGAGCAGCTCGTGCTCCTTGAGCTCAGCAAGACCGCCAACTTCCTCGCTCTTTGGGCATGCCCGGAGATGCAGGACGAGGAGGGCAACCTCAAGCCATCGATCCAGACGGAGACCGCGCTTTACAAGCGCAACGTCACGCCTCAGCACGACCGCGAGACCATCCTCGCGAACGCGGACGCGGAGAAGGTCGCAAACGCGATCTGGGACAACCAAGCCAAGGCGACCCGTGCGAAGGAGAAGCTCAACGAAAGCGACTACGCGGCCATCTTCACGACGATCCCCGACGGGAAGAAGCTGGAGATGGCCAGCCGTCTGGAGGACAAGGTCGTGTTTTCTACGACAGTGAAGGACTGAAACAATCGTTCAACCGACTGGGAGACTAGAGAGGAGCCTCGGCCTCCCGCCAGAAACGCCAGCCAAACGACTTCGTGAACAAAGAGGTGTAAGAATATGATAACCACCACAATCGTCACAGCCCTGCTTACAGACATCGCCATCAACGGAGACATGATCATCTCCGAGGCGGCCCGCAACAACATGATGAACAACGACCGCGTGACCGCCGCGGTCAAAGCCATCGGGAACAGGCTCGAAATGAGCGGAATCGAGCCGACCGAGGAGAACATCCTCGCCGCGCTCATCTCGAACCCCATCTCCCTCATCACCCCTAAGTCGGGATGGAAGGGGACGAGCACCCTCGCAGACAGGGCTGCGCTCAGGTTCGCGTCCCTCGATCAGGAGCACAGAGATTCACTCGTCGCAACGGCGAGGAAGGCCCTCGGGACCGAGGAGAAGCCCGAGCCCGTGCCCGAGCCGGAACCAGTCCCGGAACCCGAACCCGAACCCGAGCAGGTCCCGGAGCCCGAGCCGACCCCGGAACCAGTGCCCGAGTCCGACGAGGACGACGATGGGTACATCTACCCTAGCGTCTACGCGTGGGTCGAACATCTGATCTTCGACCTCGGCCTCAATGTCCTCATAATCGGGGACAAGGGATGCGGGAAAACCGACATGGTCATCCGCATGTGCGAGAAGCACAAGAGGCAACTGTTCATCTGTTCCAGCCCGACTCTCAGGACGGACGTCACGGGGTTCGTGGATGCCAACAGCAGGTTGGTCAAGACTCCGGTCACGGAGGCGATGGAGACCGACGGGATCCTCCTGTTCGATGAATTGGACAGGTCGGAGCCCGAGGCGCTCATGCCTCTCAACTCCCTCCTCGCCAACGACGTCTTCACGATTCCGGGGAAGGGACTCATAAGAGCCCACCCCGGCCTCGGAATCGTGGCCACGGCCAACACCAACGGTTTGGGAGCCACGGACGCATACGGGACAGCCAACAAGCTGGATTCGTCCACCTTGGATAGGTTCTTCGTGGTCAAGATGGACTACGAGTATGCGATCACCCTCGGGATGATCAGGAAGGCGGGCCTCAAGGAGAACGAGGCCAAGCTCATGGCCAACTTCATCACCGAGTACAGGGATGCCTGCAAGAAGTCCGGCGAGGACTTCCTGAACTACATGCCCACGTACAGAGCCACGAGGATCTTCGCGACCATGTACGCGGCCAAAGAGCCCATCTTCAAGATCATCGAGGGGACCCTCATAAGAGGCGCGGTCAAGAAGGACGACCTCGCAACCATTCTCTCGCACATCGGTTCCAAGAACCGTTTCGTGAAGATGCTCGCCGACTATCAGGCTCAGATGCCTGCCGACGAGGCGGTGTACTGAGCAAACAGGGCCTTCGGGCCCATCTTCCAATCTGAAAGAGGTGTAAGCAATGCGTGAGAAGACGCTCAAGATCAACGATTACACAGTCTACACGGAAGTTTACGGGTCGATGGCCGACTTCCTTCATATCAACAGGGACACACGCCACAAGGTCGTGCACTGCGAGGCCGACTTCTTCGGGGACGGCGTGCCCGATCCGAGGTTCAACATGTTCCGGAGCCGTGAGGAGCTCTGGAAGAAGATCGAGACGGGGAATCACGACCCTGAGTTCGCCAAGAAGATCAAGAGGGTCCAGACAACCGTTCGCACGAAGGACGTCATGAAGCTCAAGGAGCTCAAGAGGAGCGTGTGCGGGTCGGCAGTGGACGTCGGGACGTATCTGAGCGGGGTGCCGGAGTGCATGTGGACTCTGAAGAAGAAGCCGGTGAAGTCCAAGATCCTCCATGTGGTCGTGGACCCATCGGTGAACGCCAACGCCAGCATCAGCGACTTCCAGAGGATAGCCATCGAGGTCGCGGCGACCATCGCATCGCTCGAAAAGTCGGGATACAGGGTCCAGGTGGATCTCTTGATCGACTCGTGCTACGCGCAGGACAGATGCGTCGCAATGACACTCCCGCTCAAGAAGAGCGACGGTGCCCTGAACATCCCGAAGCTGGCTTTCATGGTCGGGGATCTGGCATTCTTCAGGGGTGCTGGATTCGGATGGCTGACAAGGAACCCTCATGCCGAATCTTACGACAGAAGCCTCGGATCCGAGCTGTCGTATTTCCTCGGCGAGGATGGCTTCAAGGAGCTCCTCCATTCCTTCTACCGCGAGGATGTGGTCTGCTTCAAGATGTGCAATCTCGTCAAGGACATCGACAAGATCCGCGACGAGGGCAGGCGCCAGAAGCTCACGGGCACGAAGCTCGAAGAATACATCGACTCCGAGATGGAGTCGAGGCTCACCGCCGCACTCGTGGGGTGAGGATGATGGAGGACAAGGGACCACGAGCGGCCTGACAGCCGCTCTCCCGAATCCGCATACGGCACGGCGTCCGCCGCAGGACGCCGGGATCAAACCACAATCAGGAGGTACAGAGATGAACAACCCTATCTGCGAGAAGCACGGAATCGAGATGAAGATCAGATACGTCTACGAGGGCACGCCCTTCCAGGACTTCGACGGCTACTACTGCCCACAGTGCAGACACGAGCAGGAGATCACCTGCGACCACCCGGTCTACGTGCCCAAGGAGTACGTCCTCCTCAAGGAGGCGGAGCTCCTCAGGAGGCGTGCCACCAGAGCCACGCCCCGCATGGAGGATCTCCATGCCTGGAGCTGGGATCGCGTCGACAGGATCGTCGGCAACCAGCTCTTGAAGGATCAGGTGCTCAGGATGCTGATCTGAGCGGCCGCAGCCGCTCACCCGGGCAGGCAGGCAGGACGAACCGCCCGCCCATCATCGAAACCCTACGAAACCTTTTCCCAAAGAGGTGAAAGATATGGCAAACAAGACATACACCGACGCGAAGATCTCCGACTACCTCGACGCTGTCCTCATGGGCACCTTCGGGAACAATACCCGCAAGCCCGCACCCGGCGAATACGCCGACGGGTACAACGACGGCTACAACGATGCCTGCGACCGCATCAGGAGGGACCTGATGTACAATGCCCTCATCCTCATGCCCGAGTACAAGATGTACTACAACGTCACGTTCTGCGAGATGGGACCAGATGGATGGAAGCCCGACTACTGGTACGTCTTCCACAGCTTCGAGAAGGCGATGGAGTTCGTCGACAGGAAGATCGCGGAGAACGACACCCTGATCCTCAGCATCTACGAGGTCAAGAGGTGCGACCACGCCCTCACCGTCGAGGAGCGTGCCCAGGCATACGAGGATATGTTCCTCGGGTTCTGGGGCGAGAGGAGGATGCTCGGGTACTACATCAAGGGCAGGGGCATCGAGAAGTGGGAGCCCTGTCGCCCGGGATCGGAGCCTGCCGGATCCGAGGAGGATGCCGAGGATGACAGAGGCGAGGTCATCGTCTACGACCGCGAGGTCCACGGCGGCATCGTCCTCGCCAGGGAGCCGGAGAGATGGGACGGCAAGACCTTCGACATGGGCAACGGCGTCCGCATCCATGTCCATGAATGGGAGACGCCCGACCCGGAGGACTACGCCCCCGATGAGAACGGCTACGTGCCCAGCGGATACGTCTACTCCGAGATGGACGTCCAGAACGACGCGGGCATCTGGGAGGAGGATGTCGAGGGCGCGACCATCGGCTATGATGAGTGCGAGACGCTCGGAGCATGGCTGAACGGGGCATACGGCCTCTGACAGCAGCGACGGGGAGAGGCAGACGGGCAGGACCGCTCTCCCGTATCCCACGGTACGACATGGACCGTATCATGTCAGTAATTATTAAATATCATTCAACAAATATACAACAAGAAGGTGTAAGCAATGAACGCGAATGCAACCATCAACAGAACGAACATAGACATCTCCGCAGACGCGAGGGACCGCCTTGAGAGCGCGGTCGAGTACGTCAGGAAGCAATACCCCGACATGGGGTTGAGGAGATGGTCGCGAAGTACATCGACCTTAAGAGGAAGTTCGAGGAGTGAAACGCATGGGGGTGCAACCGTACCCCCGAAACCCTTTAACAGTTTTCAAAGAGGTGTAGGAAATGGCTAACAAATGTGCATTCGAGATAACATTCAGGAACGCTGCCGGAATCTCCGAGGACAGGAGGAAGAGGATATTGAACATCTTCAACGGGGAGGACCCCGAGTTCTGCATGATGCGCTCATGGGGCGCTGCCGAGTGCTGCGACGGAGACCCTACGACGTTCTCGATCGAGGGCGACTGCGCATGGTCGGCAGATATGTACTGGAGGCCCGAGGACCACACCCTCTACGGAGGGGAGGCTGGGAAGACGGTCATCAGCGTGCCCGGGATCTGCCGGATCCTCAGAATCGACGAAGCGAGCGGCTGGGAGGAGGAGCAGGGGATGGGCGTCATGGGCGACTTCCACTGGAAGCAGGGCTGGCAGGGTGTCGAGTACACGGACAACTGGCCCGACTACGTCAGGGAGATGCACGAGGAGGACCCCGACGACGAGGACTGGGCAAGACTGTATCGCCTGTACTGCGAGGAGGATGAGTGAGATGGCAAGGAAATACGTCATCCTCGGACACAGGCTGAACAGCGTCATGGACCTCTTGGAGGTCTACGACTGGCTGGATGAGGACGAGTCCGAGGAGGTGGTCCTGCGGGCACTGGCCCATCTGGGCATCGGCAACAGGCGCCGGGATCTGGACGATGTGTACGTCCGTATGCTGGCGGCGGATCTCGTTGCGAACGAACTCGACAAGAAGTGGGTGTACGAAGCGGTGCGCGACATGGAGGATGCCCTCGACATGGGCAACTGGTTCCTTCAGGACAGCGTGCTGGATGTGGAGGAGGAAGAGTGAGATGTGGATCTACGAGGATGACAACAGGACCTTGGAGTTCGAGGATTTCGATCAGATCAGGGCGTTCGTCCTGAACGAGATCGCCCCCGGGCATCTGGCCCGGGCATTGGCAGACAACATGATGTTGATCGGAATGGAGATGGGGTACGACAATGCGGAGTACATCAAGAACCTCCTGGCGGATGCCATGATGGGGCTGGCCAAGCCGATCGCGGATGTCCTTGAGGATGCCCTTGAGGAGGTATTCGAGAGCGGCGAGGCATTGGAATTGGAGACGATCGGAGTAAGGATAGAGTGCAGGGAGTGAAGAAGATGGATGGAAATGCAGTGGAAGGATGCATCTGCGACAGGTGCGGCAGCACCAAGGTCGCAGTGGCGATGGACGTAGGGTTCGTCGAGGTGTTCTGCCCGGTATGCGAGCTGGGAATGGAGATGAGCGAATGGAGATGAAGTACTGGATGAATCACAGCAGCTTCGACAGCAGGGAGAAGGCGTTGGCCCATTTCGATAATTTGACCGAAGGAGTCAGAGAAACCGTCATCTGCGATGCCCTCAACATCCAAGGTATCGAGGAGAATCAGGCGGCGATTGAGAACCTCGCGAACATCATCGCTCTTGCAGACGGTAGTGCCGCCCACGACGTGGTGGAGTGGGCCATGACCACGATGGAATACATCGTGGAGGAGGACGCACATGGATGCCCGAGCGATGATTGGATGCAAGGCTACGACGGACTCGGAGTGGAATACAAGGGAAGCGAGGAGGAATCGGAATGAATGGAGATGCCGAGCTGATGTCGGTCGCCGCGTCGCTGTACGACGGCGGCTGGAGGTCCGGCGACCGTGCCGAGCTCATGGCCGAGTACAACCTCACGGAGGAGGATGCCGACCTCATCTGCGGGGCCCTCGGCAGGTTCGAGCAGGAGGGATCGGTGTGAACTACGTCTACACGATCTGCGGTGCCGAGTTCGACTCGATCGCAGGAGTCCGGAGGGCGTACAGGGCGCTGTCCGATGAGGGCAGGGAGAAGGTCATCCTCGCAGCTCTCGACTGGGCGAGCCCGTGCAACGAAGCATTGGCGATGTGCCTGGCCGATGATGAGGACGGCCCTTGCGGTCTGCGGTGGGTGGAGACCGTCCTGGATAGGATGGTGATATGGGTGGAGTTCCGCGGGATACGGAAGGTCGGTGATGACACCCTCGGCGTGCGCATCCCCTTCGAGCCTCCGCAGGACTGACCCGATCCCGGGGCCACGGCGCGGTGCGAGCCGTATCGCATCACCTAAACCGTTTTATATTATTCAACTTATGTTATATATGCTTTTACAAGAGGTGTAAGAGAATGAACGCGAACACAGAGAAGAGAACCGGAATGGTAGCAGTCATCAGAGCAGGGCCCTGCGCGGACCCTGCCGAGCTCTTCGACCTGAAGAGGATCGACCTCGACGACATCGAGACGTACACCGATATCATCGGTTGCGACTTCTTCGACATCGCCAGGGTCAGCGTCGGAGGGAGGCTGTACGACGTGTACGTGGACGACGAGGGGTTGTTGAAGGACAGCCCCGTGCCGACCGCGGCGTACACCGACGGGCAGGTGAAGCTCGTCGGCACGCTCGTCATCACGAAGGGCGACGACGAGACCGGAGACACCAACGGGCTGTCCGTCGAGGACATCGACAACATCACGGACTGCATCTCCGCGTACAGGACGCGCGACGGGAGGAGACAGGCCGTGCTCGTCCTCGACCTGCCTGCCATGTGGAGGGAGTGAGTTGAAGGACCGCAAGGTGGAGGTCAGCGTCGGCGGCACGAGGTTCGCCGCCTACCCCGACCTCGCCTCGGGTATGCGGCGGATCCGGCACGAGGCGATGATGGGGCGGAGGCCCCTCGCCATGCGCGTCGGGGACAGATGGGTTACTGTGGTCGTCGTCGAGGAGGACGGCGTGGTGCCGTGCCTGCAGCGTGCGAACCGCGCCATCGGGAGATGCGGCGGCGACAATGAAGAAGTGTAAAAAGTGTAAAGGAGTGTAAAGGAGTGTAAAGGGGCCTCGGCCCCCTCCTGCGGGGGAGCCGTTGTTCCCCGTGCGGTCGTCGGGCAGATCCCGGCGGCCGAAACACCTTCTCTACGGTACCGAAAAATGATGTTTCTGCGGTGCCGGAAGTGACGATTTCCGCCGTTCCGCGACCTCGATTTTCTCATGCGGAGCGGTCTGTTTTCAGGCTCATATAGCGTCTATATAGCCTATATAGAATCTATATAGAGAATTGGGCGTCTATATAGAAATATATAGACAGCAACAAAAAACCATTATTTCCACTGGAGCTTTTTTAGGCATGACTAACACGAAATTACGACTATCAATCTCGTAATAACGGAGTTAAGTGTGACCAGATGTGGTGTTCAATGCACAAAAATGTGCATCAATGTACAAAATTGTACAATTCGAAATTCGTAGGTGTGACATAATGTCACAAAATGTTACAAAAATGTTACAAAAAATGTCGCCACCGGACCCTATTTAAAAATTCAAAAATCGGTAACATTTTATCCACCCCACATATACATTTCAGACAGTCGGTGTGACATAATCACATCACTTTTCAAAAGATTTGAAAAAAATATCATATACTAACTCGACAAATCTTAGACCTCATATACTAACTTCAAACCTCCTCTTTTCAGCCCTAAAAATGTCACAAAGTTACAACCTACCAAAACACTTATAAACCCTATATATACCCCTATATAAACTCAAAAATCACACTCCACTGTAACATTCCATTTTCAAAATGTTACAAACGTTTCTTTTTACCCCAACTAATATATACTATTGATATGACCTCTCTTAGTCATAGTATAAAAGGGAATAAAAGTATAGGAAAATACAATATCCCCGCAGGGATGGGAATACAACCGTCGGTTAACAACCACACAATACCTACCAATCCCATAAGATATAGGATCGACCTACTTCCCGATAGTTATCCGACAATACGAAACGACAATGCGATTCCGCAATGCCATCCGACAACCGACCGACCCCCCCGTCCCCTCTCACCCGCCGTCCTCCGACCCCCTCCTCCTGCCCTTTACACACTTTACACTTTACACTCTTCTCTCCCCCTCGCCCGATCATCCCCTCCGATCATCCCCTCCCCCCTCCTCTCCGCAACTTCACACAACTTTCCATCAACTTCACATTCCCGTGCAAAGTGTAAAGTTCCCGCCTGCCCTCCTCCCACCCGACGACCGGACCCGACCCGATCCGACGACCGGACCCATCTGTTCTATATACCCTGCCGTCCATGTCCTCATGCAGTCATGGCATCCGACACCGGACACACGTCGTCGTTCCCTCCGCAGGCGGTTCCTGATGCGCTATCCGTTCGCGCATCTCCTATCACCGATCCATGTCCGTTCTGCGGAGGTGCCGCCCGGGCCGGATGCCGTGACGTGCATGGAGCCGACCGTTCCCTCGACGAGTGGAGCATCGACATCTCCTTCTGGTACGTGACCTGCGACGTCTGCGGCGCCAGCGTCTTCTCCCCCACCGGTGCCGAGGACGCCCGCACCCGCTGGTCCCGTCGCGCGCCCGCACCCGTCGCCGTCCTCCCCGTCCCTCCCGAGGACGCGCCCGCACCCGTCGCCGACGCACCCCGTCCCATCTCCATCCCCTCCGACGGCACCCTCCTCCCCATCCTCGACAGCGACAGCGCCCTCCGCTACCTCTGACCCCATGAAGCATCGGGGTGTGTGAGGATGACCGAAAATTATTTCTACGAGTGACGCGATGTCCTCTGTGCGGATGCAACTGCGATCCGCCATACGCAACCATCCAAACCTATTCCGCCATCCCGAAACGCCTTACCATCCCAAACGCCTTACCATTCCGAAACGCCTTGCGGACCATTCGAGACAACATGGGGGTCGACCGTGCATGCACGGCCGGTCGGGGTTTCATACACCTTTTTACCCGAGCCTCGGGCGATAGAGCGCCCGGATCCCCCACCATCCCGACGAAAAGGTGCCGGCCTCGACGCACATCATGGGCGCGGTCTTTGAGGTCAAGAAGATATACCACCGTCTCTCGCGGTTGCCCGGGATACCATCCCGTCGCGCCCACCCTTTCTCCACCATGCTTCCTCACGCTCACCGCATCGCCGTCGCTCCATCCCCGACCTCCCGGCCGTCGATGGACCGACTTTATTTATACATCGTACAACATTAGTACAACCAAACACCTTGAAACACCCTTACATATCACCAAGAGGTGACATAAATGGATAAGAACGGAACAAAAGACGACATACGCGGATCCGACGTGTTCGTCATCCGCGAGAACGACGATCGCGACTGCACCGACCGCAAGGCTTCGGCCGTGCTCGCCAAGGTCATAACCCTGTGCGTACTCCGTAGAGCCCGCTCAAGGCCCTCGGACGACTCCGACGACTCCCAGCCCTCCCAAGACCCTCACGTGTCACAGAACGCCCGCGAGGGGCCCTGCTGCGGATGCGGCTGCGAGGACGGCCGCGAGCACGCACCCAGGCCCTCCGCGGAGATACGGCGCATCTGCACCTGCACCCGCTACATGACGATCTGCGAGACCGTCATCGAGCTCTGCCGCGAGCTCTCCTCCCTCGACCTCCAGGACGTGGTCGGCAGGGACGCATGGAAAGAGACGAAGGACGCGGCCGTCGAGCTCTGCGGGACACTCGTCGCCCAGCTCGACCCCGTCAGCAAGGCCGTCGACGACCTCGACATCTGGCGCAAGGACGGGGACGGGTCCGACGGCACCTCCGAAGGAGAGGAGCGAGATGGCCGTCTCCGCCCGCGATATCGAGCGGTACCTGGCCGAAGAGGGCTGAGGAGTTCAGGGACGAGGTCGAGAAGGCCATGGACTACGAGAGGCTGATCAGGTTCGAACGGAACGGAAGGGAGTATACCGTGGACGGCGCGCATGTCGCCATGGTGGAGATGTATCAGGCATACCGGGGTGAAAAGATATGGTGATATTCAAGTGGGTCAAGGCCCCCGTGGGGGTCGATGAAGAGGACGAGTGGGAGGAAGAACAATGATAACGCAGAGAGAAGTACTCGTCGCGCTTCTGGAGGGCAGGGTCGTCAGCACGTCCGACCATTCATACAGAATGGAGGGCGACAACTGGATGTTCCGTTACAAGGACTCACCGTGGAAGCATCTGGGATATCTGGAAAATGTCATAGAGATCTCCGACCCGTATCCTCTGACCTTCCAGGAGGCATACAAGGCAATGAAGGACGGCAAAAAGGTGGCGAGGAGCAGCGACCCGGGCATATACTACTACATCACCGAGCACCATTTACCTGGGGTCGATGTGGAGAGGATATACTTCAAACCGATAGACGGAAGCGGGCCGGGCAAGATGGCACACATCAATATCAGCACTCTCGATGACATGTGGGAGGTGGTGGGATGACCGATCTCGATGTCATCAAGCGCAATCCCATTTCGGGCGCGTTCATCCGTATGCACATCAGACACTTGGAGGGATTCAGCGCGGAGGAGCAGTCGCTGTTCGCCCAACTCGAAAAGGCCCTGGACTATCCGAGACAGACGGATCTGACGCAATGGGAGGACGAGGAATGACATACGACCAGAGGACTAAGGATCTGGTCCAGGCGTCATGCAGTCTCGACCAGGCTGGCAGGACTCTGGAACTGGCAAGGATGGTCATAAGAGGGGCCGGCTTCGAAGAGGACTCGCAGGCCCTTTGGGAGATGATGATAAAGCTGAGTGAAATCTTCCGCAAGGTGACTGACACACTGGGGAATTATGCCGTGGGAGGGCTGGAGAAGGAGGAGGAAGACGAATGAGCGAATGGCAATGCGACACGTGCATCTACAAGAAGGACAACATGGGGGGCTGGCCGACCTGCCCCGAGTTCTCCCTCTTCTGGAGATGCATCACGGACATCAATGACGGGAAGGAGGAGCAGACCGGACACTGCGACAGCTACAAACCCATGCCCGGTTCGATGGAGTACTTCAAGGCCGGACACTGCAAGCGCATCATACCTGGGAGGGAGCTCGAATGACCTACCCGATGCCCTGTCCCAAGTGCAACCACTTCGGTACCGACATAGTGATCAGAACCGACTTCCTGTCCCGCATGTTGACGATGACCTGCCCCGAGTGCAGGTACACCGTGACCTCGGTCAACGATGACTCGTCCAAGACCCCGCTGGAGATCTGGAACGAGATGGTGATGGGAGAAGCAGAGATCGACAGGATAAGAAAGGAGGTCGCTGTGAATGCCCAGAGAGACTTCAATGGCGTCAGGAAGGTGCCAGGAAGCGACACCGGCTTCTTCATCAAGTCCCACGACGAGGACGACGAGGACGACAAGGAGGAGATGAACGAGATGGTGGCGGGAGAGGCCGAGGTGGATAAGATCAGGAGAGAGATGAATGGAACTGAATGAATACTATCTTGAAGCACTTCAGCGCCTGAAAGATGGCGACGAGTCCGCGACCAAGGCTGTATGCAGCCTCGCTTACGATCTGATCTCGGAGGCCGTCCTCGCCCTCTATGAGAAGGAAGACGTGAGCAGAGGCACGAGGTTCAAGCTCCTTGAAGCCACGATCAGCCTGCTGGATGAACTCCAGTGGCGTCAGGACTACGAGGATGACGGCAAGGACTTCGTGATGAAGTGCGAGAAACAGGTAGCCCTGCTATGCAGATTCGATGAAGAAGCGAAGAAGAGGAGATGAAGGAATGAATCTCGATAGCTGGGAGCTCGGTATGCTGAATCGTTTGAAAGAAGGTGACGAGACGGCATTGAAGACCGTGTATGATATCATATACAGTTTGCTGACAGAAGTCATCCTGATCATGGACGAGGACATGGACCCTACTTTGAAACACGTGATTCGTGTCGCCTCGTTCGATTTATTGAGCGAACTGAAACTGAGGTTGAAGTGGGATATCGACGGCGCAGGACTTGCGACGAAATGCGAGGCCTTAGCCGATGCGCTGAACAGATACAGAGAATACAGATTGAAGTCGAAGGAGATGAAGGAATGAACGCGAGAGAGACTATGAACGCTTTGATGACCGGCAAGACAGTCAGAGTCACAGGCTACAAGGCCGACGGAAAGATGTTCATGCTGGACCCGGAGGGACGCCTTCTGGTAATCACGGAGTGCGGAAGCATCAGACCCTGCGAGTCCATCAACCTGGACCTGCCCTATGAGATCGTCGAGAACGAGTACGATGCATTGACCATCGTCAGCGCACTGCTCGCCGGGAGTACCATCAGACACAAGGATCTCAGGTACTGGTTCGACGGCAACCTGCTGAGGAAGCAGTGGAAGGGGGACCACCCCATCACGCTGGCCGACTTCTCCAATGAGTGGGAGGTCCTGCCCGACGAAGACGACGAGGAAGAGGAATGACCAAGATCGAGATATTGAATTGCAGGTACTGCGGAGAGAAACCGGTTTGGATGATCCTCCCGATGGGTGCAGGCATAGGGTGCGGACGCAGTGCCAATGGACCATGCGGTGACAACATGGTGTGCGGCTCCGACATAGTCGATGCCGCAGCCAAGTGGAACTCGAAGCAGACAGATGATTCGAATCGGAGGGACGAGGAATGAGGATCATGAGTGAGGAAGAGGAGATCCTGTTCGCAGAGAGTCTGAAGAAACACACGAAGAATGAGAAGGAGAGGTCGGAGGAGATGCTTCAGGACCTGAAGCGCATCATACGCGAAGTAGATGGCATCTGCATCTACCTCGCGACGCAACCCGACCGGCCCCTATCCGAGGGCGTGAGACTCAGAGAGAAGGTCCTCGGAAGCCTTGAGGAGCTTGAGAAGGCCGTCGAGGAGCATGTGGAGTCTTGCAGAAGGACTGTATCGGAACTCGGAGGCGACCGTAGATGACGTACATCCTCGTAGACGAGGAGAGGCTGCTGGAGGCGTGCGACCTCATAAAGCGTGCGATGGACCGCATCTGCGAGGTCAATCGTTCCACCGCGTGCGAGTGCACGGTGTTGACGACGGAGCTGGCGGAAGCGCTCGCATACTGTGCACGCTTCCCCGCCCCTTAGAACAACGAGAGGATCGACAGCGCCGTGAAGAACCTGAATGAGTATCTGGATGCCGACAGGGAATGAATATGACCAGAGACGAAGATATACAGGCCGTTCTCGACGACTGGAGGGCAGAGTATCGCCTTCCGCTCCCCGTGAGGTTCCTCGGCTACGCCGAGCTCGGAAGCGGGACGATGGGCAGATGCACATCGTGGAAGGACAGGTCCGAGATCCAGCTCGCAGAGGGCTTGAGATCGGAGCCGCTGGGCTGGATGATGAAGTCCGTGCTGTGGCATGAGATGTGCCACGCCATCGCGTACCAGGAGGATATGATAGGGAACGGCCATGACTCCCGCTGGCGCGAGCTCCGCAGGAGCAGACCCCTTTACATGATCGGCGACTGGTTCGCCAAACTCCTTTACGCTCCCAAAACGTGGTGATAGGAATGATAGTGAATGGGATACAGGTGCCCAGCACCTATACGACACGCGACAAGAAGAAGAGACTCGAAGAGAGCGTCATCATGGACAAGGCCATACTCATGGTCCTCGACATGACCCGCAAGCCCATGTTGACGGCGACGATCGCACGCGAGGCGGGGCTGACCCTCCCCGTAGCATCCGCCCGCCTCAAGGTGCTCTACGCCGGCGGCGAGGTGGACGTCCTCAGCAAGGGCGCACGTGTGACATACTGGGTACCTAAAGGGTGGCACAAGGCATGAGACTGTGCTTCAGGCGCACCCGCCTGAACGGATCGCACGAGGAGAGGGAGGTGTCCTGCATCGGGGACCTCCCCTCCTCCATCCGCGAGAACCTGTTCGACGGGTGGATGCTCTATGCTGTCAAGGAGGATGATGACGATGGAAGCAGGCGACTACTTCCGGATGGCACTGTGCCAGCTCGAAGAATATGCCGAGCATCTCGGACAGGAGGGGGCCGAGCGTGCGTTCCGCACGCACAAGGCCACCGAGGTCTACGAGAGTCTGCTCAAAGGAGGCGCGGATGACTTCGCCGCCGCCCGCGAAGCAGTCTCGGCATTCTTCTGGTGCATCAATTGAGTTCAACGTTTGTTGATAAACATTTTATATCTCAAACCTTTTTACATATCATGGTGAACGCGATGAATACAGATTGCTGTGCTTCCGAGGCCAAGCCCTCGGGAAGGAAGGTACGCACGCTGACCGCTTTTGTGAACGGACGCATGTTCAGAGAGGACTCGCTGAAAGACTTGTGCAGGAGCATCTCCGGTGCAGGACTGGCAGAGGACAGGATGAACGTCCGTGTGTTCGTGAATAAGGAGACCTACCCCGGGATCGAGCTGATCTACATGAGCGGGACCGACACATGGTACCGCTACTACCCTGAGAAGATCTTCCCTGCGCACACGAAGGAGGTCGCAGGGACCAAGGGCCTCCCCAAGGGACAGGCCCTTACCGAGAGTCAGAGGAAGCTCAGAGAGGGCGCCGATGCGGAGGCCGCATACAGGACGCTCGGAGAGAAGAAGGTGAAGAGATGAAAGGAGCAGAATCCATAATGTGCATGCTCCAGGGGGCCGCCATGCGCAATACGCGCACCAGATGCGTCTATCGCATAAGGAACGACGTCCTCATGGAGAGGTCATGCGTGCTGGGTCAGGAGCCCAGATGGTTCCCCTCGTCCTACGATCTCGGGACGTTCCTGAGAGAGGATTGGACGCTTGTTCTGGAGGACGAGATATGACCAACGTATCATCCAAGACGCTGTACGAGGTTTCCAAGAAGCTGGGTCCCGGCAGCATCTCGCTGACGCTGTCCCGCATCTGCGAGTACGACGTCAATTCTGAGCCGAGGTACATGATCACGCTGAACGACAGGGAGCAGGCCATGTGCATTCGTCTGGAGTGCGACGACCTCATACATCTGGTCGGCAACACCGTCATGGATCAGGCATTCATCATGGCAGGACGCTTCGACTGGGACGAGAAGGACCTGAAGGAGCTGGAGAATATGGATGACCCTGAGGAGGAAGAGGAATGAAACCCATAGAGACGCTTAAGAGCGTGTTCAAGAACGGCGGATCGTATTGCATATCGATCACGCCCGAAGCCAAGGTGCTCGGCATAGCACCCGGAGACATCGTGCGCATCACCCTCATGAAGGAGGACATGTCCGAGATCCGGTACGAGGCTGTCGTGCAGGAGGAATCCGAATGACGACCGAGGTCCGTGTGAACCTCAAATGGGGTACGGTCAATGCGAGGGTCGACGACCCCGTGGAGATGGTCAAGGGCATAGAGATGCACTCCAATGAGAATGAGTGGTGCATCCTTGAGACCGGAGACACCAAGCAGGCGGTGCGTATCGCAGACATCATCAGCATGGCATGGAGCAGGTGAATCGAATGAGCTCATGGGACATAAGCGAAGACGTCTTCGGCAACCTCAGAGTCACGTTCGGAAGCGGAAGGGGCTGGGGCGGCAACGGTAGGAAGCCCTACCGTTGCATCATCGATTTCGTCGATAACGAGAATCGTCTGAACCCGGACGCTCAGTATGTCATCGGGACATTCACTCCCGAACACACTGCCCGTCTCGGGCTGGAGCTTCTGAGCTTCGCATACATGATGCACAGCATCGAGGATTCGGACGAGGACATGGAGGATCTCGAACCCGATGACAGGTTCGATGAACAATGGAGTCACATCGCATTCCTCATGAGATGGATACATGAAGCTTCAGAGGCCATGAGGGATGAAGGAGTTGATGTGGAGGAATGAGAATGGATATAGGAGACGTTGTAAGAGCTATGAAGAAGAACCCCGCAAGGAGGTTCGCAAGGAAGGGCTGGAACGGCAAGAACATGTACATCCAGTTGCAGGTGCCCGATGAGCACAGCAAGATGACCCTGCCCTACATCTACATCAGGACGGTCCAAGGGGACCTCGTGCCGTGGCTATGCTCCCAGGCGGACATCGTCGCCGAGGACTACTACGAGGTGCCTGCGACGGAAGGAGTCGTGACCAAGGACTATGTCCTCAGAGAGATCAGGAAGCTTGAGACCGAGTTCGACGTCTGCGGGCCCCGCAAGGGGAACCCCTACACCCTGCTCATGTCCCGCATCACAGGTACGGAGGAGAGGCGACCCTCATGGCCGGAGAGGATGAAGACCCTGTTGAGTGGGGTCTCACGCTGGAGGAGGCGAAGCAGTTGCAGAGGTACGTCGACCTCCGCACAGCACTCGCTTACATTACGGTTGCCCAGACGTCCCTCAGTAAGGCTCATGCCATCCTCATGGGTGAGCACGAGCCTTACGCCAGAGACTTAGAGAAGATCTACTTCAAACTGTCCGCAATCAACGGGTGCATCCGCGACAGCATGAAGAACACCGAGAGGACGGAAGATGACTGAGAACAAGCCGTTGATCGTCACACTGGATGACGCTCAGCTCAAGACTCTTCTGGATGCCATCAAGAGCTCCGATTCCAAAGTCCCTCTCGTGCCTGTCGACGACAGGGAGAGGAGGCTGGAAGCGGAGATCGCGGCCCTCAGGAGGGAGCTCGAAGAGAAGGAGGAGATGCTAGACAGGGTGAAGATGCACTACGACGCCCTGAGCGATGCCATGAACAGAACGGTAGCGAAATGGACCGAGACCCACCCTACCGAACCAAACCCCTTGCTTATGGCGATCAGGACGTATGAGGACACCATCAGAGCGGTGGACCCCAAGAAGAGGAAATGGTATTATGAAAGCAATGAACGGGTATGAGCTCCCGAGAAGGAGCACGATCGGCTCAGCGGCCTATGACTTCTTTGCCCCTGAGGACATACACCTCGTCCCCGGCCAGTGGACGGACGTGGACACAGGCGTGTCCTTCGACGGGAAGGAGAAGCTCAGCATGCACATGACCTCTGTGCTGTCGGTCGTCGGCATGCCTGACGCGACATTCGAAGAGGACAAGTGGATCGACAGGTGGTTCCTAATGTGTCTGCCCAGATCGGGACAGGGCTTCAAGCACAAGGTCAGGATGGCTAATACAGTCGGGATCGTGGATCAGGATTACAGGCAGACGATCAAAGCCAGACTCACCGCCGACGACGAGATCACCATCTCCAAGGGGACCGCGTTCATGCAGGGGATCTTCCTCCCGTACCTCACACTGGAAGACGAGGTCCAGCCTACCGAGGAGCGCAGGGGAGGCTTCGGCTCCACCGACAAGGAGGGCTCGGCATGAAGGTCACACTGCTCAACATGACCGACCCCGGCATCGCCGACATGGCGGCCAAGTGCTGTATCTCCAGAGAGCTTCCGGACGACTGCTCGGAGGGATGCAAGTCCCTCAAGACGGCCTGCTCCTTAGACCACCTGAGCATTCTGGAGCACATCAACGTCACATTCTCCGTGGAGGGTGTGTCGAGATCGTTGCTGGCACAGTTCAGCCGTCACAGGCACATCTCGCTGGCCGTCCAGTCCCAGAGGTACGTGGACATGGACGGCTTCGACTTCTACACCCCTATAAGCATCGCAACCAAGCCCGAGGTCAAGGAGGTCTACGAGAAGTGGATGGCGCAGTGCGCCGACCTGTATCAGATCATGACCGATCTTCAGGGGGTCGCCCTCGAAGACGCACGCCTGATACTCCCGAACGCCTGTTGCACCAACTTCATCGTGACCCTCAATCTCCGCTCCCTGAGCCAGATCTGCGCCGTCAGGCGCTGCGACCGGGCTCAGATCGAGTGCCGCAGGATGGTCGGAATGATGGCCCAGCAGGTCGTTGCGGAGCTAAAGAAATACGGCCTCAAGTGGCTCGATGATTATGTCGAGATCGACCCCGACGAATACGACGTCGTCACCTATGCCGACAAACTGTTCGGACCCAACTGCTGTCAGAGGGGTTACTGCCCGGAGAAGAAAGGTAGGTGCGGCAGGTTCCCCGATCTCTACGCCTTGGGGGAGGAGTACTGGATCGGAGAGATGATGAAGAAACACGACAAGGAGGAAACGAAATGAGAAGAATAGACGAACTGATCGATATGCACGAGTGCTCGCTGGACCACTTCGCCTCCAAGGGCGATGTGGCCGACTACTGGAACGACTACTACACCAAGGAGACCGAGGTGCTCAAGGCCGTGAACGAAGCCATCCGCTACCAGAGGAACATCTGATGAACGACGTCGTGAACTCACCCTCCCATTATTGCAGGGGCGGATACGAACTCGGGCCCATCCTGTACGCATGGGGCATCTCCCACAGACGCGCCAGTGCCGTGGAGTACATCATGCGTGCAGGTGCCAAGGACCCCGAGAAGGAGGTCGAGGACCTCCGCAAGGCCATCAGGAACCTTGAGATGGAGCTGGAATACATGGAGAGATACGGTCGCCAAGAGGTGAGGATGAATGACAATAATGAGTCCGCGTCCGTTCAGCCTGTACGAGATAACGAAGCGGTCCAAGAAGATCAGACTCCTTGGAACGTTCGAGACGATGGAGGAGGCGGAAGCGGCGAGGCTGGTAAAGTGGAAGCAGTTCGCTGACACCCGGCAGTACATCATCATCGAGAACCGCTCCGATGAAAACCGGCGTTTCACATACGATCCTCCGGAAATCTAAATAAACATTGAACGATATACAATAGGATGGGACAAAGAATGAACGATGAAGAAAAGTACAAGTTCGCTAAGTTAGTGAAGGCCACTGTGATCATGGACTGTCTCAAGGCAGACCTGAATGAGCTCAGGGGGCTGGAGCTGGAACTGTACAACCCTCATTCAGGCGCGATCATAGACTCATTCGTCCATGCCGCGGACTGTACTATGGAGTACATCTACGACCTGCTGAAGAAGGACTCCGAGTCCTTCTGAAAACCTATTCCAAGGAGGTACAATCATGAAAGCCACACCGTTGGACATAAAGGGAATAGACAACGTGTACCAGGGGGTGTTCGTCAACGGACCTCAACTGGACATGGCATACGCGACATCCGTCTCGATCAAGGATCTGAACGAGATATTTCAGACACCTATGATCGCATCCGTCTACATCCGCATCGGCGGAGATGACGGGAAGTGGTTCAAGGCCCTGTATAGGAGCTCGGTACCGTCATGCATGGCGCCCATCCTGTACGGGGAAGGGGGGGACGACGATGTGAAGGCCTTCGGCCCCGTCCTCATACTCGGTTACGAGCCTGAGAACCCCGCATACCCCAGAGACCTGACGGAAGAGGAATGCGATTTCGTGAAGGAGCACATCAGGATCGTCCTGCTCACGCCGGAAGGCGAGGAGAAGTTCGAGCCCTATCTCGTGTACGCCTTCTACGACTGCCGCGTATGCGTCAACCCGCCCGGCAAGAGGAGTTGAATACATGACTGAAGACAAGACACTCACACTGAAGAGTCTGAACAAATCGACCAACATCGCGCTCGACGAGCAGAGAGTCCGCATAGCCGACAGTGAGATGCGCATCGAGTCGTCCATGAAGCAGATCGACGACATACGTGCCCAGATGGTCGACGTCGCAGAGAAGATGAAGAGGGGCGAGGAGACCGTAAGGAAGCTCAGAGAGGAGCTGGAAGAGGAGCGCAAGGCCTCCCGTCAGCAGATCGAATCCCTCAACAGAGAGTCGAGGGAATTTCGTTTCAAATACAGCAGGGACCTTAGCCAGACCCGCAACGAAGCCGTCCTCCACAGCGCCATCACAGCAGGGGCTGCGGCATTCGCCATAATCATTCTGGCCATCTACCTGTTCCTGTGAGCGAGGAGGGGGAGAGGTGACGGAATTCAACCGCTCCCCCGCGGATGAAGAGGAGGAGATCGGGTGGGATGAGGACGAGGACGAAGACGATAAGGACACACGGTTCATCGCGCTCCGCGATCGCCCTTCCATCAAGCCTCCGGAAGGTTATGAGTTCCATTATGGGGAGATGGGCGTATGCCGCATGACTCCCCGCAATATGTCCGTCGTGCTCCGTGCGATGGACCCCGACAGAGGGTTCAGAGAATACAGAGTCAGATGGGACAAGAGCATGGGTGTCTCGCTCAGGCCCCATATCGAGTTCGTTCCGGGGAAGTACATCCATGCCAGCATCTCGCTGGCATGGATCGGTAGCAGGTGGGAGTCTATCGAATGGCTCATGGGCTACATCATCGACAGGGTGTACGACGGCGATCCGTTCGTCCTTCCTGATAGGATTCTGCTCAGATTGACATACAGCACCTGTGTCTATGGAAGAGGCCGGGCGCTGATCAAGGACCCCCGCTTCAGGATGAACTGGGTGGATCTGTTCGAGGTCGATGAAGATGGGGATGTCATGATCGACTTCAACCACGATCCCATGAAGGAGATGCGGGGCCTTCTGGCATCCATCGCTTGGGCCAGAGGGGATGTGTACGAAATCGCAGAGGAATCGCTGGTCGCCCTGAGGGACGAGATCGTAGAGGATGCGCCGGCGATCTCGATAGACCCGTACTATCGCTTGTTCGTAGTGGACAGGACGATGATGGGGGACCTGTACCCGCAGGACCTCCGCAGGTTCATAGCGTTCCGTGCCATGTGCTACATGCGCTCCTACGACCTCTATACTGACAAACTGGACGTCAAACGCTTCAAAAGCCTGATTCTCGATGACGAGGACTGGGTGAAACATCTTATCCTTGCATCGGAATTAGGGATGAAGTTCCAAGATGGATTGGACTTCTCCAATTTCGATGAAGAATTGGAGAAATACGAAGAACGGAGAGATGAAGATGAACACATCAAGGACTTCGACGAGCTATGGTTCGCCTTCGGGCAAGAACAGGCCCGCAAAACCATCGGAGTTAGCAGAGCTGTTGACTTTGAAAGACATCTGCAAGGGTACGACCGTTGGAAGGACGGAGACACAAACTGGTATTCAAAACGCGATCGGTATTGTTATCCGCGCGTCAAAAAAGATAGGAGCGGAGTGGCTGGGCCTTCCCCAAGGGTTGTGGTTGAAGGTGGATTACGCACCCCTACCTACGTATCAGGAGCAGTTTCTGGTCGGCGCGTACCTGTATGCATGGGATTCAAGATCAGGGAGCACCGCAGTCTGCCTGGGTCGCGCGGATGTCGGCCATGAGGGTGACACCCTCATGCTCAACTGCGGGAAGTGGGTCATGGCTGTCGATATCCCCAAGCTCAACGAGATGGTGATGCGCCGTGGGTCAAGAAGGGACGCAGGGGACGAAGACGCATGAAGACGTCCCCAAGGGTCCCGGGACCGACTGGGAGCGTCTGAGGGGTATCCACAGAGGTATACGGAAGCGTACCACCAATCCCCGTTGCAAGGACTACGCGGCCTACCGCGGTCGCGGGATCACCATGTGCGAGGAATGGCTGGACTTCGACAACTTCTACGACTGGGCCATGTCCCACGGCTATCGGAAGGACCTGACCATAGACCGCGTGAACAACAACAAGGGGTACGACCCCTACAACTGCCGTTGGATCTCCCGCAAGGGACAGGCGAACAATCGCACTACGGCCAAACGTTACACCATCGATGGGCACACCAAGACGCTCGTCCAATGGAGCCGTGAATACGGCATACCCCCCGATGTCATACTCCACCGTTTGGAGCGTGGATGGGACCTTGAAAGGGCCATCAAAGAGCCCCGTAAGCCCAAGTCGAAGTGAGATCAGGGGTGCCCGAAGGCACCCCTCGGGTTTGGAACCCGGAGAAATATATGAAAAACGAAAACGGGGTGTTGTGGGGGCTTGCGCCCCCTCACGTTCATCAGAACGTGTCGTCCGCTGCACCGACGATCCTGCCGTGCTGGATGAAGGAGTCCACGCGGGTCTCCATCCTCATGTGGAGAACATTGATCTCCTGGAGGATTCCGGTGATGGCAGGGTTGTTCGCAGTGTAGAGCTGTACGGGTGTCAGGAGAGACATCCAGACATGGTCCAGATCGGCAAGGGTGATGTCACCGAAGACGGTCTCGGAAACCTGCTCGTTCTTGTAGTCGAAGTTGATGTTTCCGGACTGGATCATGGGGATGTTGTTGTAGGACTTGAGGACCAGACCAGCGTCCCTTCCGGGCACGGTCTTGACTCCGTTGAAGTCCCTCTGGACATACACGGTGTTGAGCAGGGTGTTGTTTGCCTGAGCGAGTGCTCCGAGCTTGTCCTGAGCGACATTGGAGACGAACCACGCCTTGTTGTTGGGTGCACCGGAGTCCGCCCAGTTGACCTGACAGACACGGTAGATCTTCCTCATGTCGGCGAAGGACAGGACGCCGCCCTTGAGGTCCAGAAGGTTGGAGTCCATGTTGGACTTGCCTGCGGACCTGAACTTGTACATGTCACCACGGTCGGCGGTGAGTCCTCCGTAGGGAGAGACCATTCCGGCATCGATGGTGACGCCTCCGACCTCTCTGTCGATCTCCTTGAATCCGGACATGATCCTGTAAATGGAGTTGAGAGAGGTCTCTACGCCCTGGAACAGGGGCTGCTTCATCTGAATGGGCCTGAGGACGGACTTGTCGGCGAGATCGGAGTAGTTCCTGGAGATCTTGTCGAGGTAGTCCCTCTTAGTGATGACATCATCCTTGTTCTCGATGGACGAGAGGTACATACCGTAGTTGAACTTGAGAGGCAGGTCCTTGGAGGGCTCCCTGATCTCGGTGACAGGCATGTTGACGGTATCGGGGACCTTTCCATCCTGAACGGTGGTGGCTCCCAGTCCGACGAAGTCGCCCTCGGTGAATCCGGTCAGTCCGCTGGCGATGTCGGCGGCGGTGGCCTTTCCGTAGGTGGCGGCCTTCGGAGCGATACGGACACCTTCGGTCTGGTACGGCCTTGCACCGAGCGCAGTGAAGATGTTGTCGTTCAAGAACATACCCGCGGTGATATACTTGCCGTAGATGGCGTTGGCATAGCCGTTCTCGCGGTCGGTCGTATAGATGGCGGCACCGGCGGACTTCACGAAGTTGTACTGGGTCGCGTAGAAGTCCTCGATCTGGTCCCACGTGCATGCGGCCTGCTCGGGGTAGGTGGTGGTCAGCTTGCCACCCTGATTGATATACATTCCTTTCTCATTCATGGTATGTCACCCTCAAAAAGTGCTCCTTGATTTATAAACGTTGTATTCCTGTAAATCGTTTTGAATAACTTCCCACGGATCTACTCCATGTCCCATCCTGACAGCGGGCTTGCCTTGGAATTTCGCTATGCCGAACTCGGGAGTGACGATATCGCCGTTGACGGTCGACATCGCGCTGGGCTTGCCGGACTCGCTCTTGATGATGGCCACCATATCTCTGAGGGACATGATGTCCTTGCCCTGCGACTCGCAGGATTTCATCGTTGCGCGTGCAGGCATCTCGATGGTCATATCGCTGGAATCTCCCGGTTCCATCTCCACGCGTTCGAGCGTGACCTGCTTCTTCTCTCCCTCGTGGTCGTCCTCCTCTCCAGTGACCTTCTTCGCGGGCTTCGCGGTGTTGATCGAGTCGGGGTCCTGCTTTCCGCTGTCGCCGGAGATGCTCTCGGCATCATCGGCGGTGACGATCGAATCGGGATCCTTCTCCCCGGAGTGGGTTTTGACATCGAAGATGCTTCTTGCGGTGACGATCCTGTCGTCGGACTTGAGAAGCGCATTGTTCTCGTCGACGTAGTTGTTGTCGATCTCGCCCTCGATAGGAGTGATGCCGCAACCGTCGACATAGCCCTCGTCCAGACTCTTGAATAGACGGAGCATGTCCACTTTCCCGCTCATCATGTCCTTCATGGAAGGACCTGCGGTCTGTGCCTTGACGGCGCTGTCTCCGCTCATGGAGGCATTGACGGAATCAGCGATGGGATCTCCGATGTCCTCGGGGTCCGCGCTCTTCTCCACGTCATCGTCGTCCTTCTTGTCGTCGGAGTCGTCGTCCTTCTTCTCCTCCTTCTTGTCGGAGTCCTCGGACTTCTTGTCATCGCTCTCGGAGTCCTTCTCGGGGGCCTTCTCCTCGGAGCTCTCGCCCTCCGCCTCGGGAGGTGCATTGCTCTCCATGTCCACGGGTGCGCTTCCGGCCTCGTCAACGGGTCCGGGTGCGCCCTCGTCCACGGGGGGCATCTCCCCCTCGCCGGAATCCTCGGCCTCAGGCAGGGGCTCCGCCTCTTCGACGGGTCCGGCTGTGGTGTCGGGTTCGGTCAGATTGACCATTCCTCCGAGCAGTTCGCTGAGCTTCTGCTCCACTTGGGAGAGCTCGACGACATAACTCGCATTGTTCTCGTCGACCGCTTTGTGAGCGGCCTGTTTCAGTGCCGCGATAAGGTTGTTCGCGGCTGTCTGAAGATCTCCAGATCCAGTTGCTTCGGGAGCGGTCGGAACGGGAGCCTCGCCGGGAACGTTCTCGGCAGGCGCCGCGCCCGATCCCATGCCCAGACTGTCCAGAAGGGCGTCGATCTCCTCGTCGGACATCTCGTCGTCCTCCTCTCCGCCTTCGGGACCGGCCATCCCGGGAGCCTCGGGTGCGGGTTCCGCCTCGGGAGGTACGTCGCCGTCCATAGGAGGGACATCCTCGCCGACAGGCATCTCGGGTGCACCGCCCTCAGGCGGCAGACCCGCGTCGGCACCCGCTCCGGGGATCTGGTCCTCCGGATTCATGTTCTGTGCCATTGCATCAGTCTCCATGTTCTCGGATCCGCCCGTCTCAGGGGGAATCCCGGGCGCTATGGACTGCGCCTGAGCCGCATCATTGGCGGCACCCAGCGCACCCTCGTCGCCCATCATTTCAGGAACCGCCTGAGCAGCCCTAGCGCTATTCGTACTGATCTCGTTGATGGCAGCCATCATTGCGTCCAGCTTTTCGAATAGCGAGGTATTCTGGATGCGAGTGGAGTTCTTGCAGAACTTGTCCCACGCCTCGTCGGTGTCCATAATATACCTGGCACAATGTAGGGCAATTGACTATTTTAATAGTATGCCATGATATGTGCCATCGATAACCCGCATCCATGCCCGGAAGCACCAGCGAAAGGCGGTCCCCGTCCTCGGCGATGAGTCCGTTACGGTACATCTCGACGAACTGAGCCTTGTTGATGTGGGCCGTCAGGTCGCCGTCCTCGTCGAGATACCCGTTGTCGAAACCGCTCTTGAAGATGCGTTCCAGCAGGGCATCCCTGCGGTTGAGGATCGCACCGCCCTGCTCCCCGTCGTAGTACGAGCAGAGGTCCATGCTCTTGAACATCGGGGCCCTCTTGGAGTACTCTTCGGAGGACATGGCCACGAACACGCCGTTCTCCTCTGCATGGGCGTCGATGCCGGCCTCCCTGAGCGACTTGCGCAGGCCGAGGATCGGACAGGTCGTGTAGTCGCGATGGAGCGTGTAGGACTCCACATTGAGCCTGAAGTCGTCGGCCGACTTCTCCAGACGGCTGTCCTCATTGAACCAGATCATCGTCGCGTGACGGTTGGCCGGGACACGGCAGAGGGAGATCTCCAGAAGCTGTCTCACGTCGCGTTTGACGTAGCACCCTTTGTTGTCGCAGAGGAAACGCCCCTTGTCGGCCTCCCCTGCGATAGACACGTTGTTTATGCCCTTGACGAACGCCTTGCGTGCGTTGTCGTACACCTCGTCGCCTCCGAAGACATTGCCCCACATCTTGACGGCGGGCTTACCCTCGCACTCGTAGGGCTCGATATCCCAACAGGTCCCCACGCAGTAGTTCGTGTGGTCGTTGTTGATGTTCCCGCCCGAGCGGATATAATCCTCGGCGTGCTTGAGCACCGACTCCACGGAGATGATCTCCCCGTCGCGGTCGATGTCCTCGACGCTGGCGATGGCGCAGAACGAGAAGCTCGACGGAAGGTCCTTGCAGGCCTTCCAAGCGGCCTTGCGTGCCTTGAAGGTGTCCTCCTCGGTCTTGGGGTCCTCCTTGTTATAGGCGTCCATCCAAGCCTTCGCATCGTCCTCGTCCAAGGACATGGTCACTTGAGTGGGCAGCTCCATGATACTCGTGTACATCTCACCATCTCCTGAACGGCTTCTCGATCCTTTTCATCTTCATCTTCAATCTGATATGATATATCTTCCATTTCATCCAATCGATCGCCCGGTACATCTTCCTCAAGCCTGTAACATTTTATGCCGTGCATGTTCCAGGAGTCTATGTCGCTCATGACGGAGATGATGCGGATCGCCTCATGGCGTTCCAGACCGGTTGCGACCGTGATACGGTCGAGGCACGCTCCCGGGTCCTGTCTGAGGACCCTTCTGATGAGCTCCTTGTCCTCGTCCTTCACGCCGAGGTACTGCGATTTGTACTCCTCGTACATCGCACCGAGCTCCTGCGGGGTGCCTACGATCCTTACGAATCTCACGCCGCCGTCCAATTCGGATTCGAGGGGCGGAGTGGGGATGAGAGCCAGATATTTGGATGCTTGGTGATAGGTCATATCGAGCTCATGGGCTATGTCCTTGATGCACACCCATGTGCCCGCACGGTCGAACAGCATCTGAATAATCCTGAATCTGTTTTTGTTGGTTTTCATCCTCTCCCTCTCTCGAAACCCTGTCTCGCCTGTCTCACTCCGTCGAATGCCAGACGGTCTGATGCCCAGACTTCTTCGGAGATGCGAGTATTGTCGCCTTCATCTTCTGTATCGAAATCCCCGGTGACGTTGCGCCTCAGACGGATCGAGTCGTAGAGCTCGCCCGTGTAGAGCGTATCGTTCTCGACGAGGATGTTCTTCATCTCCTCGGCAATGGCATCGGCGATATCCTCGATGGACATGCCGTTCTCCAACCACTCCTCCTTATCGAGCTCCTCCAGCACCATGTGCATGGCAGGACGCATGTAAGGGTAAGGGAGCATACCGTGCTCCATTATGTTGCGGTAGATCCTGTCCCCGATCTGGTTGACGTCCGCCTTCATGGACGCACCGAACTTCTTGGCCGCCCAGTCGCGGATGGCCTGACGGACCGGGGAGATCTCGCCTTTCTTCTTGTTGTACTTGGGGGATGCGGATGCGGGGCCGGTACCGAACTCGATCATACAGGCGTGCTCGCTGTCCACGACCACGTCATAAGGCACGAGGGCCGGATGGTCCGGCAGGGCCTCCAAGAGGTAGGTCTTAGCGTCCCCGCCGGCATCCGTCTTCAGTTCGACCTCGAATTGCATCTCTCACTCCATCGAATCATCCGCTTCGCGCTTGGCGAGGTCGATCTCGTCCTTGGACGCTCCGATCTCCTCGTCCTCGCGTCTCGCGGTACCCTTCTCGGGAGGCCCGTCCCCGTCTCCGGGGAGCATGCCTCCGTCCGCGATCTGCTGTTGCTGAGCCTGAGCCATCTGAGCCTCCTGCTCCTTGCGCTGGATTTGATCTATGGGTTCCTCGGAGTAGCGGAACTCGCCGTCGACGTACTTGATGTCGAAGCCGAGGGATTTCATCATCTGGGCCTCCTGTATCTTGTCGGTACGGCGTTTGCTGTCCGTGTATGCCTTGGAGGGCCTGTTGACGCGGAGCTTCCAGTCGGTTATCATGGGGAACCATGACATGAACCAGTCGCAGAGCGTGTCGATGTAGTTGTATTTGTCCATCAGATAACGGTCGAACACCGTGATCTGCTGGGATTCGTTGTTCATCCCGCCCGAGGACTCGGTATCGCCCGCGAAGATGTTGGGCAGTCCGCAGTGGGCACAGATACGGTCTCTGATATCGTTCTTGTACTGGAGCGTCTGGGACGCGTCCTCGGTACCGAGATCGAGGGCCTGAGCCTTCATCTCCGCCGTTCCTGCGATCTGAGGAGGCGTGCAGATGATGGGGATGGAGTTGTCGTTGGTCGAGAGGACGTCTTGGATACCTTTCGCGACGTTCTTGACATCGGTGGGATTGAATCCGGGCAGGACTAGAATCTTACGGACGTATCCGAACTTGAACCTGCTGTGGAAGTGCTTCTCGATGTAGTGGTATGTGAGAAGATCGTCCTCGATGTCGAACCAGATCGGAATGCCGTATGTCAGAGAGGGCCTGAACCAGTGGTCCTGATAGACCTCCTCCTTGGTGTAGAGCCAGTATTGGCCGTTGGCACCGGGGGACTCCCCGATCTTCCAGTAGGCGGGATACAGCTCCTTCCCATCGTCCGTGTAGTCGTTGAGCGCCTCCTCGGTCTCGTCCAGATTGATCATGGAGCACCTGTCGTCGCGTGTAAACGCATAGGTGGTCCCGGGCTTCCCTGTCCTGTTGAACAGACACATGACATACTCGGGGGCCTGTGCGATGAACTCCAGAGGATAGGCCCTCAGGAGGCGTCCGTCCTCCTTGCGCACGATATCCCCTGTGATGCAGAGGATGTAGCCTTGGTTGTTGAGGTATTGGCACTCGGCGTAGCTCTTGATGACATCCTTGAGCGTCTGGCCGTTGTCGTTGGCCTCTTCAAGGAAGCTCTTGCCGTTGGGCCTACGGAAGTAATCCTTCTGAGTGGTGTCGGGACGCCTCAGGCGGAACGACTTGCATACCGGACACTGCTTGATGATCGTCTGAGCCTCGTATCCGCAGTCCTGGCATTTCAGAGAGAATGCAGGAACCAGATCCAAATCGTGTCTGAGCAGTTCGGTGGCACCGCGGTTGATCGCCGTGGACAGCACAGACACCTCGCGTCTGTACCAATTCATGAGCACGTACATGTACCAGTAGTTCGACTGCTCGGATACGCGGTACCACTGGTTCGTCGGACGTTCGGCGTTCATAATGGCCACGCCGACGCGCTGGCCCGCCTCTATCGTGTTCGCAAGCGTCGCTTCATCCGCCCCGAACATATCGAGAGGGAAGCCCGCCCCGGCCTGGGGTACCGCTTTCGCCACCGAATCTGCCGTGGGCTGTGTAGTTGACCCCGAGACTCTCATTCAAATCACTTCCACAATGCTCTTTCTGGTATTTGACGTTTAGATGAATAGACCCAAGGGCTGGCACCGATCGATACGGGGTTCTTCGGATGACCGATCTCGCGGTCGTCCCTTCCCTTGGCTTCGAAGACATAAGAGGTACCATCCACATATAGTGAAGATACGGCATAGCGAATGGCGTCGCAACAATTAGATACTAAAATGCAATCGGCGAAGAAATCGTGTGCTTCATCTACCGTGAGATCATAGACATACTCATAACGGCCTGTTTTCTCCACCTTCGCCACGCTCAGAAGCCGGCATTCCTCTGCAATACTTCTTAGATCTGGATACTGCACTGCATTTTTTGGAGCAGTGTTTTGTTTTGCTGTATTTGTTGACTGAGAAAGTCTTTCCACACACTGCACAAACGCGATCCTCGTTATCGACTCCGGAGGATCTACGGGCTGCTGATTTGCAGGCATTTGAACAGAAGCTATTGCGCCCGTAGGGTTTTGCCATATACTTCCTACCGCAGTATTGACAGACAAATTCGAGAGGCTTGATTGTCTCTGCAACCCTTTTTCCGTGTTGAACATGCCATTCATGGCCCTCTTCGGAAGCGTGCCATGCCCTGCATCCGCGTTGTTGCGGAGATTCGAGATCGAGCATGATCTTGCGCCGTGCTTCCCTTTGTTCTTCTGACTGAGGGTGTTTCCGTACATGCTCGGCACGAGTGAGGCATTCGAGATTGGAGATGTCGTTGTTATCGGGATTGCCGTCGATATGGTGGATATCGCATCCCGGAGGGATAGGGCCGTTGTATTTCTCCCAGATATATCTGTGCAAGAGATTGGGTTTTGTGTGGGACCCTGTCCTATAATACACGCGGAGATCCCTTGTTTTTGCATTGGGGCTTCTGTACCAGTGTACTCCATCGTATTCGACACGCTCACAGTTGATGTGTTCGGCAGGTTTCCTTGATATTGTACCACCTTGTCGCGTATCGTAAGGCATCCAAGTTTCTTATAGCCTTGTGTCGTCATGATCTTGTGATCATCCGTACCTTCCAGTATCGTACCGTCCTCGAAGGTCACTCTCCATATCTCAGTAGGTTCAGGCCTCGTGATGCCTGCGGCCAGCACCTTGCGGTACCCGAGATGGGTCAGTACCATGTCGCCGGGTCTGACGTTCTCGATAGGCACAGAGCCGTGATCGGTCTCGACCATCGTACCAGCCACGAGGCAGTGGTCGAACTCCTTGATAGGGCGGTCTATGAACTCGCCCTCCTTGTTCTTGTCGTAACAGTAGTTCTGGAGCTCGATGATGGTGTTCGTACAGGTCGAATGGATGTGCATCTTGAACGTCTGGAGACGCTGGATGCCGTTCTGGAGGCTGTCCGGACCCTTGACCACGGGCCTGATGTTGGGCAGAGCCCAACGGACCACCGAGACGTTGCCGTTCTCGTCGACGACCTCCTCGACCAGTCCCTGAGACAGTTCGCTGATGTTCAAAGGGGATGCGGAATCGGCCCAGATGACCTCTCTCCCGTATCCCATGTTGCAGATGCGCTTGGCCAACTGGAGGTTGGTCATTCCACGTTCGTACATCTCGTCGAACACCCATAGCTCGCGTTTGTTGACGTCTATCGCCACGGCGACGAAGGCATTATACGAGATGGAGAACCCGAAGTCCAGTCCGTAGACCAATTGGATGCCGGGTTGTTCGACGATCTCCTTGATATCGAACATCTCCTCGGTCCAGTTCTCATAGACCAGACCCTCGGCGATGCCCCAGTCCCCATCGCAGATGATGCGGGCCTGACGGGGGGACCTCTCATAGAGCTCCTCGTACATCTTGATATCATCGGGGGTGAGATGCTCATTGCACTTGTAAGTGGTCGTGATGGCCAGCACATCGGGGTCGGGATGGTCGAAGAACCTCGACTTGATCCACGACGTCTGGCTCCACGGGTTGAACGTCCCCGTGTACTGCTTCCAGAGGCCCGACTCGGGCGGAACGGCACGGATGGACATGGCGACGGTGTTGAACGCCGCCTCGGACGAGATGTCGTAGAACTCCTCGAACCACACCCAGCAGAGATAACCGTGGGTGACGGTGACGGATGCGAGCTTCAGAGGCTCGTCCATGCCCCTGAACAGGATGACCTGTCCGGTGATCTTGTTGCGCATCCTCAGACGCGATTCCGAGCATGACCAGAGGGATGCGACGCCCAAACGGTGCAAGGCCCACTCTATCGTCGCGAAGACGGTATCGCGGATGGTATTCCCCACCTTCTTGATGACCAGCAGATTGGCGTCGCGATACTTGGTGAGATGATACACGTACCAGAGGGCGGTCGTATACGATTTCTTGGATCCCTTCGATCCCTTCACCATGCGATAGAGGTGCCTGGACACCCAGAAGTCGTCATAGCCGGGGCCGACGACCTCGGCCATATCCAGAACCTGCTTCGCCATGATCGCTCCCCGTCGTCGCAGGTGTCCACGATGGGCACGTCGTCCGACGGTTCTTCGACAGGCTTCTTGGCCGTGGGCTGGACCACATCGACCTTCTCACCCTTGCTGACACGCTCGGTGATGGTGTCGACGAAGACAGGCATGTCCAGATTGACGTCCTGCTCCATCTTCGGCTCCAATCCGCCGTATTTGAACAGGAAATTGGCCTTCTTATCATCCCCTTTGCTCGCATCGAGGGCGAACTGGAGGATGATGCGTGTCTTCACGTCGGTATTGGCACCCTTGAAGCTCTTGAGACTGGCTTCGCCGTCCACTTTCTTGACGGGGCCGGTTTCCAGAGGCGAATCCAATACCGCATTGATCAGATTCTGCATATCGCGACGGGCATTGCGCTTCTCCATCGCTTCTACTTCATCATAAGGCATGATATCGCATCTTATACAACTTTTATATAATCAGCGATTGAAGACGCCGTCCTTCTTCATCCTGCCCAGGGGCGACAGCCACCCGCAGCGGATGCAACGGTCGGGCATCATCTTCAGAGACATGCCGTATTTGATATGACACCCGGGACAGGTCCATCCGTCGTCCGAGTTGTCTATGATCTCCCCGCCCTCGAAGTTCTCGCCGTAGTAGTTGAAGTACATCACGGCGACGTTGTCCTCAAGAGCGAACTCGCGTGCATCCATGGAGTAGTCGCCCTTGGTGGCGCGATACTTCTCCATCTCGTCCGCAGACCCTGTGGTCGCGGTCATCTTCTGGATGCCCTTGCGCTGTTGCTTGTAGATGTCCAAACGGAACTTGTTGGCCACCTGTGGATCGACCCAGCGCTCAAGCATGGCTGCCGGCATGATGCGCAGGTCGTGTTTATCGAAATCGTGATACAGCTCCTCGCGGAACTGCTCCTGACGTCTTGAACGTGAAATCGACAAGAAAACTCCTCTCCGGCATGGATAATGCCAGAGAGGGTTAAAAGGTTTAAGGGGTGGTATCAGTGCTTGTTGAGCTCGCTGAGAGAGGCGGGCTGGGACTCCTCCGAGGAGTTGTCCTTGACGAGCTTCGCAATCTTAAGCTTATTACGAAGCATATCGATGACGTCGGACATGCAGGTCACGCCCCAAACACCAATGATGACAGAGGTGACGAGGGTCAGGATGACGACTCCTGCGAGGTTGGCCTGAGCGTCGAAGGCGGCGTAGGCCCCTCCGCTGATGAGCAGAGCGGCGAACACGCCCACGATGACGTTCGCGATGTTGGCAGCAAGGTAGTCCATGCTGTATTTGATGGGTGCGGTGATCTCGCCGGTGGCGAGCTTTGCTTTAGAGGCCTCCTGGCAAGCCAGGATGCCCCTGAGCATGGTGAGTCCGAAGGTCAGGAGGAAAGAGATCCCCACGACGACGGGCATGTACTCCACAGGGAGCCAGAGGATTGTCTCGTATGACATTTCGAATACCTTCCAGATGAATAGAAGCAATACTGCGAGGGAGATCACCCTGACCTCCCAGAACAACTGGGATGTCAGGATGTTTTCGACTCCCTCGATCAGATCACTCATTACCTCCCTTGCCGTTTTTCGAGTTGGGTCCGCGTCCGATGACGATCTTACCCTCCTTGATGGCATAGATGAAGGCTGCGAGGAGCGCAAGGACGATGACAACGCCGACCATGACCATGGTCAGGAAGACGGGGTCGTCGAATCCGCTGGGCTCGGGTGCAGGAGCAGCGATGGCTTCGATGGTGACATCCTCGGTGATCGCCTGGGCGAAGTCGAAGTCCCATCCGGTGTATCCGGAGGGAACGACGGGGGCCTGGACAGTGCTTCCGTAGAGGACAGGGACGGTCTTGGAGTAGTCTGCTCCGGCAACGAAGGTGACGTAGCAGTTGATGGCGGTCCACTTGGCCTCAAGGGTGACGCTCTCGGTGAAGGCGTAGGTCAGAGGGTCGACCTTGGCACCGTCGTGGAACCATCCGTCGAAGTTGTATCCGACCTTGGAAACGGTGGGGATGGTGGACTCGCTGAGCTCGGTGACGTTGACGACCTTGAGGGTGGAGGTGCCATCCTTGAAGGTGATCATGACGGCGGGGATGTCCTCGAAGACGGCAGAGAACTTCAGAGTCTGAGCTCCCTCTCCAGCTCCAAGAACGAAGACGGTGCCGACAGGGTAGGTGTTGTTCTTCTCGTCGACCCATCCGACGAACCTCTTGCCCTCGGGAGCGACGGCCCTCAGATCGTCGAGAGAGACGAGCTTGTAGGTCTTGCCCTGATTGGACTTCTGGATGTAGGTGAGATCGCCGACAGTGTACTCGACAGTAACGGGGCTTCCGATGCACTCGATATCGAACTCAACAGCCTGCTTGTTGTAAGACTCGAAAGCCTCTTTCAGAGTATTGATCTTAGCTTTGCCATCCTCAGTGGTTGCATTCAGATCCTTGGTGGACAGGTTCTTCGCAGAGAGGACGAACTCGAACTTGTCTATGGCCTTGGATCCCTCATAGGATTTAATCGTGAGGGCGGCATTTCCCTTGGAATCTGCCTGAATGGACTTGATTGCGTATGTCTCGTCAGCCTTGACGGAGGGCTCGAAGTTGATATAGGAATCAGGAGTGAGTCCGGAGAAGTTGATGACGAAGATATAAGATTCGAGCTTGGCCTTGTTTTTAGCAATCTCTCCGCTAGAATCCTTCCACTCGTACCAGAGCTTGTAGACGAGGTCCTCGTCCTTAACCTTGACGACGGTTCCGGTGATCTTTCCGTCGACAACCTTGAGATCGTTGCCGAGGAGTGCGTTGGTCACACCGGTATCTTTCGAAATATCCTTATATCCCGCCTGGAACAGAGCATATTCTGCCTCCGTCCAGTTCTTGTCGGCTCCATCGACACTGACGGTATAGGACACTGCCGCGTCCGAATCCTCGGTGCCGACGAAGGCGACGCCAGCGAATGCCGCCACGAGGAGGACGGCAACAGCCAGCATAGATTTATTCGCAATAGAGGATTTCATGAATAATGCCTCATCTCGGTGATTCGGATATTGTTTTATAAACGTTATTTACGAATGCTGGAGAATGAGGGGAAAAGGGCCTTGCGGCCCGTTTGTATGCGTCGTTCAGGACGTCGCATCAGTCGCCGAGGCCCTTGACCTCGACTTCTTTCACGGTGCATCCGTCGCCGTTCTCGACGGCCACCTTGGGCTCGCCCATAGGCGCGGATTTGCCCGTCCCCATGGTCACAGGTGCGGCTCCGTAGGCGAAGACCTGACCTTCGATGGGTTTTCCATAGGGGTGTCCCTCCTTGCCGGAGTTATTGTAGATCGAGGACATCATGTCCTTCAGACTCATCATTTCGAAAGGCATACCATTGCTCTCCTTGCTCTTTGTAAGGGGTTTATCATCTATATCATCGACGGGGGGCTGAGGCACCTCAGGCTCCGGCGTGACCGATGTATCGGTAGCGGTGTCCGCGGTCGTCTCCGCTCCTGCATCCACCGCTTTCTTGTCCTTGGGGACCCGTCCCTCGGGCGGGTCGTACAGCGCATCCGACGCACCGAGTTTGGACGCGAGCTCGCCCGTCCTGTTCTGCTCCTCTTCGACAGGGATGTTGGAGGGCTTCTGCTCCGCCGGGATGGGCATCGCCTCAGCATTGTCTGCGAGTGCTTCGGGAGCGACCTTGGCCTTGGCTTCCTCCATAGCCTTTTCATTGGCGATCCTCGCCTGATCGTGGTTGGTCAGGAACGTCTGCTCAGGCACACCCGCTTTCGTCTGGATGCCGGTGCCCTCGCGAGGAGGATTCGGGACGTCCTGTGACGCGTATCTCCTGAAGATCTCGTCGTTGTACATCTCGCTGTGGATCTGATCCAGCAGTGCCTGCTTCTTCTGCGCCTTATCCGCGACCTCCTGCTTGTATTTCGCTTCCGCGGCCTCGTTCTTCTCCTTCGTCGCAGCCCTTGCATCGGCTTTCGCCTTCTCGTCGAACTCCTTGCTGGCTTGTGCTGTCTTGGCACGTTTGCCGATGATGGCCGCAGCATGTGTGATATTCATGAGGAAATTCAGGTTTTTAGTCGCCACTCTGTCCCCAGATTCAGCTTGCTTCGTGAGGTAATCTTTGTATTCTTTATTGTTATCGAACTTCAATCCACGGTCGGAGATAAGTCTCTGCCTTTGAACATCCCATGTTCTTTTCAATACGTCTTTGATCTCTTTTGCCAAGGCTTCGTCTTCGAATACATTGTATTCGCCATCCGAAGCCCGCATCTCCTTGAGCTTTTGAGATCCGCCGAGCTGATCGATAAGATCGAGATAGATGTCTTCGGCAGTACCGTGGTCCATCTTGCCGTTTCTGCCACCGAGATCGTCATACAGTCTCCTCCTATCGAACAAATTCAATCCTGTATCGTGAGGCGCATAATATTTCAGGGCCTCAGGCTGCTCTCTCCACAGCGGAATGATTCTATCCTCTTCGGATGTGAGGAGGTCTTCAGCTTCTTTCCTGATTCCATTAAGTCTTTCGTAGTCTTCAGACCCAGTAATGTCCTCTCCATTGCCTTTTCTAGCATCAAGGCGTTCATCGAGATCATTCGCTTCATAACTGAGTTCCAGTAATCTCCTCTTGACATCCTCGTCTATATTCTGTTCAAAGAACTCTTTTGTCATCGGATTATACTTGTTCTCGGGGTCCATAAGTGGAGTCTGCATACTTTGTCCGGATATCGCCTTGCCAGAGTTCCTCCCATATTCTGCCCTGGTTTGCCCCACTCTATCCTCAGACATCTCGCCCCGAGAGCGAGCGGTGTGCACCACATGCTCATTGGGAACTGTGCCGCTTTGGTCCACGCCCTTGAGTTTGGGCGTCGGCCTGGTGCCTATCGTGTAACTCGCAGGGAGCGGATCGCCGTTCTTGACAGCCTGCTTGATCTGCAAGAGGAGTTTTATGTCATTTTCATCCGCGATCTTAGAGAACCCTTTTGAAAAGTTCTCACCGCGAAGCACTTTTCTGATCTCATCTGCGAACCTGTCCTCATAGGATCTGTCCGTGGCATTCTGTGCCAGACCGCGTGCACGGTCGGCCTTGGCCTGTATAACTTTGAGTTCTTCGAGGTATTCAGGGTCGATGTCACCATTCTCGTCCATAGGGACACCGTAGCTTTCAAGGATACTGCGTATCTTCTCGACCTTCTCCTTGAGTTTGGCACGGCGGGCCATCTCATTCGGATTGCCTTCTTGCATGTGGGCCTGATAATCGACCATCTGCTTCGAATTGTAATTGTGCTGGTAGTTGGACGCAAGAGCTGCGATCTTCTTGACCAGATCCATATCGTCGTTGAACTGCGGATTGGCCTCTAGGAACGCCTTGATCTCAGGGTTGCTTTCGGTCATCCTCCTGATCCTGAGGATATTCTGGATATAACTGTCCTGCTCGGGGTCGCTCCAGAAGGCCGCGATGTCCGCACGCCTCTTCTTCCCGGCCGCGATGTCTTCATCCGTGACGCCCTCCATACGACGGGCGGCGGCCTGAGTCAGATCGTTCAGCTCGGCATCCCTTCTGGTGAATCCGAACCTGCGGTTCATCCTGTCGCTGAGAGACCTCTGAGCCTCATTGGATCTGGTGAGGGCCAGCGACCCGTAAGGTATCGCAGGCTTCGTGACTCCGAGCGGATTCGGTACACCGGCGTCACCTGTTACCGCATCGTTCCCGTAGACGAATGTCTGGAACTCCTCGGGGTGCATCTCGGCCAGAAGGTCCTTCATGAGATCTCTGGCATAATCGGTCTTGGCGATGTCCTTCCACTCGGGATGGAGTTCGAGAAGCTGATCCAGATCCTCGTCGCTGATGGTCCGGGTTTCACCTGCATTCTGATTGTATTCGATGTTGCGGAGGATGTTCTTCTCGAAATCCCATGTCCAATCCGGCGTTCCATCTATGACGTAGTTGGAATAGTCATCATTACTGATGGCATTCCTGTCCTGAACCTCTCCTTCCGGAAGATCGTCCCTCCACTTGCCGCGGTTGCTGATCAATGTGGCCCTCCACAGATGCTTCAGCATATCCGCCTTCTCCATCCTGCGCCTTCTGTCGTAATCCTCAAGGGATCTCCAGTACGCCTCGTCGACAGCCTGATCCCTCAGCTCCTTCTTGGCCTGCTCTCTCAGCTTGGGGTCTCCGTGGGAGACGGAGTCGAGATACACCTCCCTGTTATGCGCGATGTCCTGATTGCGGAGCGCATCCTTCCTGCGACCGGACATCCAAGGGACGAACTTATGAGGGCCTCTGGCCGGGACCAGATTGCCGTCCCTGTCCTTGACCATCTTCAGGTTGCCGTCCTTATCGTAATCCCATGCAGCATCGATCCTGCGGGGGATCTTCCCATATTCTTCGAGGCCTTTTCCGGTCGTGAGGTCGAAGTATTTGTAGACCTGGTCGGCTTTCGAAGGGTCGTTCGTAGAGACGACCTTGCTGCGGAGGTTGCCGAACTTGTCCTTCCAGTAGACGGTCTTTGCGAACCACTCCTTGTAGGCATCGGGGTATCTGGGGCCGTACAGGGGCACGTTGTTCAGCGTGAGCTCGTGACCCTTGGACTGGGGGCCTCTGCGGAAGTTGATCGTGGTCGGAGGGTTCTCCTTGGGGCCTGTGATGTTGCCATTCACATTGCCGTATCCGGGAGTCATCACATCATACGCCCCGTTCTGGTCCATCTTGGACTGCTTCTTGGCGATGGACTCCGTCAGCTCCACGGAAAGAGCGGAGGCACGTTTCGCGAAGGACCTCCTGCGACTCATGGCCATCTCAGCCATGATCTCCTCGAATGTCTGCATGTCAGCTTGCCTCTTCTGATTCCGCTTTCCGGCGGTCGTACTCCTTCTGGTACTCCTCCGGATCCGGGAAGTCCTTGGCGGACCTCTCATGGCCTCTGCTGGCATTCGCGGTCATGTTGTCTGCGGTGGGATTGGACTGATGCGAAGTGTCCTTGTCAGGGGTCCCCATCCCTACGCCCTTGCGGTGCTTGGGCTTGGTCTGGTCTCCGCCGTGCCACTCTCCGCTCGCATCGCGGGTGGCTCCGCTGAAGTCCTTGCGACCCATCATGCGGTCGATGGCGTCCTGATCGGCCTTGGAGCGGCGTTTGCGGGCCTTCTCGATCTCCTCGGAATCGCCATGGCATTTCGCCTCGCGCTCCCCGGCCTTGGACTCGAATATCTCACGGAAGGACGGCCCGAGGTTCTCCTCCAGCTCCTCCTTGCCCTTCTCGCGGGCCTCATGCTCCTCCGGATCCTGTCCGAGCAGGAGCAGGAACAGTTGGCCTGCATGGGCCTTCTCGTCGCCTGCGATCTCCTTGTAGACGGCCTTGGCCTTGTCGCAGTCGGTCTCGTCCGCCGCCTCCTCATAATCGATGGCGGCACGCTCCTCTTCGGCGACCAGCTCGCGTGTGATGTCGGGGTCGTCGATCTTCACGATGGGTTCGGTGGAATCATCCCCTGCGACCTCGTTCACGGTTTCGGGTCCGTCAGCGGGCGTGACGGATATGATGAACTCTGGCATGATGATGACATCGCCCGTAAGACATTTAAAACGTATGACCCATCGCAGGGTAGGCGCCCGCACCGGTATTCCTCTTCTCCGGCACGGGCAAGGCTGATGTCCCGCGGGCGCTCACAGACAGCGCGGGCAGGGTCTGGGGGTTCCGCAGTCGTCCCAGTAGTTCCATCTCGTAGGAACAGGCCCGGGTGGACGCGGAAGCTCGTCTGCGGTCAGGATCCCCCATGTCATCCTGTCGTTCTGTATCACGAGCTTGTCCGCAGTCGTCATCATCCCTGTGATGTCGTTCATCTCCATCGTGTAGCGCTCGCGGCACTCGCGCACCTCGATGCGGATGCAGACGTGGAAGTGACGCTCGCGGTACTCCGACGACAGGCGGATGTCGTAGCCCGGCTGGGTCACGGTCGTCTCCGAGTCGGACCCTGCCGAGGACATGCTGCGAAACGCATTCGCAAGGAGCCTTGCGTTCTCGGTCAGGAGCGGGATCATCTCATGCACCCTTTTGGATGATTACGCAGGGGATCGTGATATCCGCATTCGTCTTGGACCAGATCTCGATACCATCTGTTACGGTGTTGCACACCGACGAATAGTTTCCGGACATGGCCTGAGCGCTGTCGAAGATGACGGTGGCCGCATCATCCGCTTTGATAGTGGCCTGCGAGATCTTCCCCTTGAACAAGAATCCCTCTACGGTCGTATCCGCGGTCCAAGTGGCCTTGACATTGGTCAGGTAGATGTTCTTCGGCTGACGGCTGGACAGGTCGACATCGAGGGCCTCGATCTCGAAGTTCCCTCCGAGCGGTTCCCATGCCTTACTGTCGGCGGCGTTGTACTCGTAGACCCAGGATGTTCCGGCCTTGAACGTCTTGCCGCCGAAAACACGGTCCGTGGATAGATTGTAGACGTCTCCGATAGCAGGATCCTGTATCGCATCCAACTCGTCGGAAGTGACCGTACTTTTGAACCTGAGGACCCTGGAGGCTTGAGATTTGAGCTCCTCCTTGGTGGCATACGTGGAAGAGACCTTGCCTTTGTAGGTGTTGAAGGCATCGGTATTGACATACGATCCAGCATCCTGCTTCCCAGTCAGCATGTTGTTGATCTCAATCTTGGTGTACTTGTCCTGAGCGACCGTCTCCACTTCGTCGATCCTGCCTTTCACGACCTTGTTCTGGACAGGGTTGGTAGAGGTGTCAGACAATGCGGAATCGACTGTGATGCCGTCCGGAAGGTCGATGGATAGGACATCGCCCACCATCTTGAGCGGAGTGTTGGCTGTGAACTTATCCTGCTTCCCGCCGAGCTTCTCTGTCATCTCAGAGGTGTTGGCCTTCTTGCTCAGGTCGGATGTCACCGTGGTCTTATAGGCATCGAACACTGATGTCTCGACCTTCGTGGCGACCTGAGCCTTCAGGCTCAGAATCTCCGCACTGGATGTCTGGAAATCATCGAGATTGGCAGTAGGTGTCTTCGAGATATCGATGTTCCCTGCTTCATCGGACATGAGGACATAGCCTGGTTTGAGCTTAGTGGTTATGACGGTCTCGGCGGCACCGGTGATCGTGTCCTGCTTCGCTTTGAGCTTGCCATCGACCTCGGCCTTGGTGTATCTTTCACCGATCTGGCTCTTAAGGTCGTTTACAGCTGTTTGAACCGCCTTGTTCTGGATCGGACGGGTGGATTCCGCATTCAGACTTGCATCTGCGATATCCAGATCCTCAGAGGTCCATGCTTCGTTCTTGAAACGCCAGAAGGACCGGGATGAACGGTCGTAGAGAACGGTGCCCTCGGTGGCGGTCGTAGGCAAGACATCCACGGCACCGACGAGGATGCCTTGCGCAGTGGAGATCACCTCTCCATCCACGTCCAGTTTGGAAAGCTGTGTGTGAGTCATTGGACAAGGATGGATGCAACGTTATAAAAACAAGGGGTCTGAAGCCATCAGGCGCGATATGCTCGATCCTCCGTCCAGTCAGGCGTATGAACGGGCTGATGACCGCTCGGTCTTCCGATGGGGTTGCCGGTGCATCTGTAACGATATTGCTTCTTCTCGCAGGAGGCCAGAGCTTGGCCTTTCCGATCCTGTCGAAGTGGTCCAAGGGGTGATTGCAGAAAGGACAGAAACCGTTATCGATTTTCATGAACAATGAATCTGTTTCTTAAACCCTAAATGTTTCGTTCGCGATGGCACGTGATGCAAAGAGGTATCTGCTGTGAGTATTTCAATATAGTCTTGAATTTCATTTTATTCGCTCAATGCCAGTTCCATCCACCGACATGACGGAGGTGAGATGAAAATGGAGGAATTGAATGGAAGTGAGAGCCATGATATAGAGAATCATATCAGAGAGACTCACGCGATGCTGTGCGACATCGAGAAAGACGTGCACAAATTGATAGATAGAGGAGATGGAGATATGGGAGAGAATTTCGACAGCGGGATGCTGGCGGGCCTGCTTTCCAAGCAGGGAGTGGACCCGGGCATCATCGCGATGATGGAGAATGCGCGCAAAGACGGAACATGGGGAGGCGACGGGGGACTCCTCGTCCTGCTGTTCCTTATCATCCTGATGGGCGGCGGAGGCAACGGCTTCTGGGGCAACAGGAACAACGAGGCAGGAATAGACAAGACCATCTTCGCACAGAGCAACTACGACACGCTGATGTCCGCGGTCAAGGGCAACAGGGACGCTGTCGGCCAGCTGGCACAGACCCTCAACTGCGACGTCGGACAGATCCAGAGCGCCCTGTGCGGTGTGGACAAGCAGCTTGCCATCAACAACGGCGACTTCAAGGCCGCGATCATGGGTGCGGAGAACAACCTGTCTGCACAGGCGGCGCAATGTTGCTGCACGACTCAGCGTGCCATTGATAACCAGGGATGCCAGACCAGAGCGACCATCGTTGACCAGGGCGCACAGACCCGTGAGCTCCTGCAGAACAACAGGTTCCTGATCCAGGCCACCGCCGCGGCGCAGGACAATCTCGTACAGAGCCTCTTCTGCCAGCAGAACCAGCTCATAACCGATAAGTTCAACGCTCTTGAGCTGAGAACTCTCCAGGACCAGAACGAGAGGCTGAAGGAGCAGATCGCAGCCCAGTCTCAGGCTGCCCAGACCGCGCAGATCCTCGCCGCCATCAATGGGCGCAACTCTGTTGCCGTCAATGGAACCCTCAACACCACTGCGGGGACCTGGACGGGAAACGGGCAGATCTCCTCTTGAGTGAGGAGAACAACCAATCCGAGGTTTGGGAAGACTACGTTCTTCCTGACCTCTAAACCTCTTTCCCCTAACGGGGTGGTGTGACATGACAGATTATGCGAACATTCTATCAGCGCTCGGGAAGAGCCCGTACCAACCGCAGATGGACGACCTCAACCGCCGTTCCGAGAACTTCCGCATCGCCGAGGAGATGTCCTCCAAGGGCATCTCGCTCTCCGACCTCACCAAACGCCTCGGGGACCTCGAAACGAAGGTCGGGGACCTTGAGAAGGCCAAGCCGAAGGTCGACGAGGCCGTCTTCGCCACGATGGAGTCCGCCGTTTCGGACAACGCGGATGTCATCAAGGCCAAGGGGCGTCTGGCCGACGCCAAGGCCGATGTGATCCTCGACCTGTGCATGAAGGACGCGAAGTTCAGGGAGGCATTCGAGGACTACAAAGCCACCGTGAACCGCGTCTACGTAGAATCAAAGGAAAAGAGACCTAAAACTGAAGAATAAGGCTATTAGAAGCCCTAAAACCTCTTTTTATCACTCAAATATAACTTACACGCATTATTTTTAGAACGCGCTTAAAGTTCAAAAACCTTAACCTGACGGCATCGCACCATTTCGCCATGCCGTCATAGGATCTGGCTGATGCCAGCATGTGCTCCGTGACTCTCCAGCCCTTGCGAATACACTTCAGGATGTGATTACAGATACGTTTATACTTTATCTTGTTCCTCTTTCGAATCGCGACATGGTCGGGCCAGTGGACATACCCGACGAAATCAAGGCCCTTGGACATAGGCGCGATGCGCCAATTGGGTTTGATCTGGAGCCTGTATTCCATGAGTTTGTTCCGTATGGCCTTATGGATACGATGCAGAACGACCTTATTGCCCGAGAAGAAGACCATGTCGTCCATGTATCTGAAATAGTATTTAACGTGAAGAACCTCCTTGATCCAATGGTCGAAGAAGGTCAACATGAATGAGGAGAATATCTGGCTCGAATACATCCCAATAGGAAGACCTTTGCGACCGGGTGCGCCGAAGATGAACTCATGGATGATATTCAGGACGTTCTTGTCCTTTATCTTGCGTTTGATCAGGTCGAACAGAGTCTGTCTTGGGATGTTGTCGAAATATTTCGAGATATCCTCTTTCAGATAATACTTGGTTCCTTCGGGATCAGAATAGATGGCTTCGCGGACTTTCATAGAACATAGATGCGTCCCCTTGCCCTTCTGAGCCGCATAAGAGTCACGGATACTGGTGCCGAGGAGGATAGGCCCGACGATTTGAAGAACGACATGTTGAACGACCCTGTCGGGGAAAGTCACAGTGTAGCAGAGATGACGTTTCTTGCCCCTTTCGAAGATATCACGAGAACGGAATCTGGAGAAATGGAACTCACCCGTGCATAACTCCTGCCAGATCCAATATGCGCAGTCTTCTTTGTTCTCTTTCATCTAGATAACCTGCGGATCGTGCGCATGGTCCTTGGATGCGTTGTCGATAGCGTCATATATGTTCGATTTATCCAATGCACAGTCGAAAAGTTTCCTTCCGTTTATATTTCCGATCCTCTTCAAATGAAACTCTCCTGTTTTTTGTGCCATGTCTTCTTCCTTCGCCCTTTCAGGAGTACCAAAACCATATCGGCACAATGCCGGCAAGAAATCGTCCGGCTGTTATTTTTCAGCAAGAGCTGAGGCTGCATAGATTTCCCCAAATCCCGAAAGCGGGCTGGAGCGTGAAGTACAGGATAGGCGCGACCCGATATTGCTGTTGGTGTTCGTGGCACTATTGTTGAAATTCGCATTGAAAGGACCTGCATTGTCACCGTTGTTGTAGTTGCCACCGACATTCGGGAAATTCGAAGTGTTGACATTGCCATTATCGGCGAACGGTTGACCATTCAAGTTCATTCTCATGTTCAATTCCACTCAGTCGCGGTCTACTATGCCGCCTACTCGGAACACCTTGCATTCCGAGCAAAGCCCCATGGCGGTTCAGATATATATCTATGTTTATAGAAATCGAAAAGACGGGGCTTACGCCCCTGTTTATGCGCCCAGCGCCTCCGGCTGGCTGGGCGCGATGGTTTGCTGGCGGTATCAGAGCCGATAGGAGAGGCGCGACCCGATATAGCCGGTGGTGTTCGCGGCACTATAGTAGAAATACGCATAGAAAGGACCTGCATTGTCACCGTCGTGGCAGTAGCCACCGACAACCGGGAAAGCCGAAGCGTAGACACCGCCACGATCGGCGAAGTATGTGGTTGCGGCACCCGAACATTCGGCGAGGAAGAATCCTGCATCTGTAGTTCCCACGACTTTGCTGATGTAACCGCTAATACCACTCGAAGGCCCACCGAGAGACTTCTTATCGAAATCGCTGTCGTTGACGGACGAATATCCGGTCGACGTCATCAGCTTGTACGAGGAATCAGTCTTCACACCTCCAACGAACTGGTATATGTTGCCCCACAGGTTCTGGATCCAGAAGAAAGCCATCTGCTGCGTTGTGCTCGTAGAACCTGCCATGCCGTAGTCGTTGGAGAATGTGAGCGCGGTCTCGGACTGCACGCTCGAACCGCCGACGTAACCCCGTGCCATTGCAGCTTGAAGGTTCGTGGACTTGTAAAGTAAGACCGCGAGGGCTGTGAGGTATGTCCACTGGTACCAGGTCATGATGTCGTAGCCTGTTCCACGGGCCTTGGCATAGGTGATGAAGTTCATGATCGATTTGCTGACTGTCGGTTTGACATCTCCTATCGAATATGGACCATATCCAGATTCAACATACCCTGCGAAACAACCCACTCTGAAATGCCCCACATGGTTGGTGCCGACAGAACCTGCATAATCCTTCCACGTGTCGTCGATCTTCGTCTGCGAGAACGCACAGTCTATGTTCGCCCCGTCGTTGGTCATCTTCATATACCACGTCGGAACATAAGTCATGACATCTGTCCAAGCATCCGTAGGTGATTTAAGCATACCTGCTTTTGCAGCTTTTTTATCAGATACATCTACGAAATCTGTATTATATCCTTTAGTCTGCCTCTTGATGCCGGTTATCAGCTCGCACCCAGCCCAATCGTTCATGCAGTTGGCGCCGGTGCCGGACGCAGGGGTCTTGCCGTATGCTCCATTCGTCTGGCCGAAGATTGTCTGGGGATATGTGACCCTCGCAGAGGGGTCGGCGGTGTTGACCGCGATACGGAATCCGTATACAAGCGGTGCTTCTTTGACCGTGACGCTGGCCACACTCCTCCCGAGAGAGACGGTCTGCACGGTCAGCTCGCCGTCCGCCTCGCCTTTCACAGCAGAGACCTTCAGACTGCCAACCGGCACGTTGCGTATAAGCACAGGCGATGAATCGGAGGCATAAGAGCCTCCTTCGGTGTAATCGTATTTCTTGGTCATGATATCAAAGTCTTCCATTCATTACTTCATTCGCTTTGGGCTAATATACTGTCATCAGCACCATATAGAACAACACGCCAATAGTCGCCCACATTTCTCCCGTATGTTTGTGTTTTCGAGATATTTGGATTGTTATCTGTGATAGATTCTGTAAATTTTGTAGATATAGACTGATCACCTGTATTGGTGTCCTTAGTCTGAAACTCGATACGGGTACAAACTGGAATTGATCCTGTAATCCCACTGATTTGAGTTGTTGTAATCATATAATCTGATGCCATTTTCGATCCTCACATCATGCAACTTGATTTACTTTCACCACGACGTTACTCAGATCCCAATCGTTCACCGAAGCGGGTTCAGCAATCGTGATGGTGGCTCCTGACACAGGAGACCCGCTGGCATCGAGAACGCTCACCAGGAGATCGGTGGAAAGCTCGTCCGAACCGCCTATGACGGCGTTCGTGCTACCCAGTGTCATCTCCGCCTCCAAGTACATACACGGCTACCCGTTGTGGACGGGGATCCGCCGTTTTTCGCGCATTCTGCGCCTTTCTTTCCGAAAATCGACATGTTTCAGTCACCTTTCCCGTGGTGTCCCGACCCCTGAAACAGGGCTGGAACGGGACATTCAGGGTAGTTAAGCGGTTGAAGGGATATAAAGACTACACTCCGCACACATATCGACCCATTCAGCATGCTCGGAGGTGTTCGTCCACGACGGGTAGCCGCATGTGCATAGGATCGAAGGTGTTCCGATGGCGATGGGAACTACGAATGCAGTCGGAGGAGAGGCACTCAAAGCTGTGAGCACGTCCATGGAGATCTCCTTCGACGTCGAATGGACCGGAACGAGTGAGAACAGGGTCAAGTGGAGCATCGTCCCGAAAGACGGCGGAAGCATCCCCTCTGGGACATTGGATATCTCATATCAATACTTTGATGGGACGTCTTTCGATACAACATCTCCTTCGTATTCGATTGTTGCAAGTAATAATGCAGAAGGATTTATCAATCTGCCTAGCGGGGGACAGTACATCAGCAAGGTCTTTTCAGCAACTTTCAAGAACGGCTCCACCACCTATGCCAGCAGGGATCAGTTTTTCATCGAGGACTATGCGACCGATAAGGTGAACAAGAACCAGGGAACAGCGAACGCTGGAAAAGTGCTTGGAATCGGTAGCAATGGGATGGTAACGCCTGTTGATGCTAGCGGTTCTGGAGGTTCTGGAGGTTCTGGAAATTTTGTCACATACATATTTTCTAACACTCAGTCAGCATACAACACTCCACTTAAATTCTTCACAAAAATTATAGAAATTGTTGTGCCTGGCGATTTAATATGCTTTAGAATTTGTAAATCTGGAACAAGTAATATTTGTTGTTCCTTTAATGGCATGGTTGGATCAAAGACTGGATCAACTTCAGCAACTTCCGTATATTTGATTGGGTCAGGAGGGTTTATCAAAGATGCTGGCTATTACTTATTCGGCGGAGATACTGGTATAACGAACCATGGGGCAAACATCATTATACGGACGAATGGTATTGATTTAAAAGGATATAAAGATTTTAGCGGAAGTCTGCATCAAGTGAATGTATTATATAATGATAGTGCTAAGTGGGGTACGTATGATGTGATAATATGGCATAATACCGGCGGTTATGGTGCTGGGTCTTTAGACAATATGCCTGATACATGATTGGGGGTACATCCCTCTTCATTGTGAATTGAAAAGCTAAAAGGTTTAACTAAACCGTTTCCCCCGCCATCACTGCGGAATAGCAGAAACCAGCGGAACCGTGATGGCGGCATTCTTCTTCGACCAGATATACACGCCCCCGGCATACGCCTCACAGACGGGGCAGTAATCTCCGGAGACCGCCTCGGTCACGTTGAACGTGATGGAGGGTATCATGCTGGCCGTGCATCCCGTCAGCGGGACGGAGGCCCTGTATGTGAAGTCGCCCTTGGCATTGCCCGTGGTCCAGTTGGACACACTGACGGAAGTCGCGGAGAGGACCTTGGACTGCTTGGCCGCGATGTTCGTCTCGCAAGTCCCGATGCGCTTGTGATCGGCTGCGGACATGAGTCCGATCTGAGAATCAGTGGATGTTTGGATCGTTGCACCCAGAATTTCTACCTTGGCAGTGGTCTGCGCCACATCAGCCGTGCCTTTCGTGGCGTTCGTGATACCTTTCATGACTGTCGATACGGTCTGAAGGTTATAAAGCGTTTGTCAAAAGCGATCGGATCGAAATGGTTGGGATCCTCAGGAGGATCTGCTCCTCCCGAGGATCGCATCAGGGTTTGACCAGCAGGATCGTCGGCACCGTTATCGCCGCGTTCTTCTTCGACCAGATATACACCCCTCCCGCGTAGGTCTCGGCGATAGGACAGTAGTCCCCGCTCGCGGCCTGTGCGATGTTGAATGTCACCGACGGCACATGGTCCGTCGTGCATCCCGTGATGGCGATGGAAGCCCTGTATGAGTAACCTGACATGGTCGTGTTTGCAGTCCATGAGGACACCGACTTGTTGACGACCTTGATCGCCTTGGCGTAAGTCGAGGCCGCATCCGTTTTCTTCAGATACGTGCTGGCTATATTGTTGCCATCGGCATCGGCGGTGGCCTTTGCAGCAGTGCCGTTGGAGGCCAGCGCTCCCACGTCCGCTGCTGTCAGAGAGATATTAGAGCTAAGGGCTTTGCCGTTGACCGTCCTCGTATTAGGGACGTAGTTGGACGGTACATCGCTTTTCAGCGCGAGGTCCTTGTTGTTCCAGGTCGGACGTGTCTGCTTCCCGCGAAGCGCGGTGTTGTAGGTCGAACTGCCGATCGTCAGCGTATCGGCGGCCGAGAACCCGAGCAACGTCGCCGTAGACGTGTCCGTTATCTGGCCTTTGTTGGACTGGTCGAGTATGATCTTTCCCGCCGTGATTTGATCTCCGCCCGTGACCTTCAGCGGTTTGGTGAGGGTGCCCCCCTGCTGGATTGCGCCATTCACCGCGGTCGTCAGCGTGTCAATCTGACCCTGCGTCGCAACGGACACGTCGGGGCCGAGTGTCTTCGCCTTGGCGATCCAAGCCCATGAGGGGCCTGATCCCGTGCATTCGTAGATGGTTCCTGACTGGTACGTACCATCGATCCCCATATAGAGGACAGAAGCGCCGCTGAGCTTCGCAGAGGCGCTAGGCATCGTGTCGACGACGCCTATGGATGTCCCATTGGACATCTCTACGATGCCTCTTATGGCCACATCGGAGTATAACGTGGTGCTGACCATTTCAATTCACTGAGTAGACGAACGACTGAATGGGTTATAAAAGGTTTGAATACATCCCACAAATATATTCCCTTTTCTTTGACCGTTTTCAGTATTGATATCCAGGATAGAGAGACTCTATCTGTTTTTCGATGTCCCCCTCGATACATCTGAATTTATACGATCCGAGACAGTCGTGATACAAGCGAATGGCCAACTTACCTGATTCCTCAACAAGCTCGTCCAATTCCTTCTCGGTTCTAGCCGATAGGTCGATCACACGCTTATATTTCATATCCAAATTACATATATCGCCATCGAATGTATCGCCCCATCTGAATTTACAGTACGGGGCCGACTCTCCAAGCGCCTCTTCGAATTGAGTCTGCCCATCGCCCTTGATGTTTTTACAATCCACCATGTCATGATATTGAGCATTCAAAGCAACTCTGCCGAATATTGCATCGACCGTTTTGAGATCTGGAAGATATTCCATATTTCTACGAAATCACAAATTCTTTGATAAAATTATAGGTTGGGGGCCTTTCGGCCCCTTAATATGTTTCAGCGAAGTCCGACGATGTGGACCTTTCCGGTGAAAGCCTCAGAGAAAGTCAGAGAGACGGTTCCTCCGGTGATCGCAGTCTGGCAGAACACGACATTCCCGTCGCCGTCGAAGACCTGCGCAATCAGTGCCGTGGTCATTCCGGATGTGATTGCAACCGCGGTTCCTGCGGTAGCTGCGGAAACATCCTTGGTGACGGCCATGATAGGCGTCTGGTCGACAGGCAGAACACCAGTCACCTTGCTTACAGGGATCGTGGGGATATCGGCCGCGGCCAGAGCCTCGCCTTTGGTGACGAGACCTTTCTTGTCGTAGGTGATCTTGCAGGCGGTTCCGGCAGCGATGTCGGCGTTCTTGACGACCTTTCCATCAGCAGCGGTCTGAGCGGCCTCGGCGGTACTCTGAGCAGTGGTGATCAGAGCAGAGTACCCGTCGTAGGTTCCGACCTTGGTGGCGGTGATACCGGAGTCGGCAGCGGCGAGCTGCTCGGTAGACAGGTTGTTCTGCTTCGTGGCGAGCTCGGTGGTCACATCGGTCTTGAGTGCGAAGACAGAGAAATCGGTGTATCCCGCAAGAGGATCCCACTCGGTTCCCGTCCACAGAACATTGGTTCCGGCAGGATAGGTCTTGCCACCATCGACGAAGGGGTCGGTAACGTTGTAGATCTCGCCCTTGTTGGCCTCGGTCAGGTTCTTAGGCAGGTCAGCGAAGGTCGTGGATCCCATCGCCTTGTATGCAGAGGAGATATCCGTCTTCTTAGCGTATCCGCTCAGGTCGATGTTGACTGCTTTCCCATCGGGAGTGAGTGCAACATTGTCGACCTTGACAGTCTCAATGACGTTGACCTGCGCACCGGTTGCGATGCCAGTCAGCTTGGTCTTCTCCTCAGTGGTGTAATCGTTGGTGGACAGACCTTTTCCTTCGACCTTGTCGACCTTCTTGCCGATCGCAGTCTCCAGATCGGACTTGTTGGTACCGACGGTCTCGGTCAGAGCGGCGATGGCGGACTTGTTGTCTGCAACGCCCTTAACCAGTCCGGTAGCTGCAACTTCGCCGGCAGCAGCCTTTCCGACAGTGGTCTCCAGAGCATCGAGCCTTTCATCCTGAGCCGTATCCTTCTCCTTGATGGAAGCGATCTCGGTCTTATTGGCATTGGCGGTGGTGTTCGCGGTAGTTGCAGTGCCCTGCGCGGCCTCGGCAGCAGACTGCGCAGTAGCTGCGGCAGCGGATGCACCGTCTGCGATCTCCTTGGTCTTGGCGAGTCCGGAATCGGCATCATCGACTTTGGTCTCCAGATTGGTGACACGGGTTGCAAGACTGTTTCCGCCGGAATCGTTTCCAACGGTGTCTTCGACGGCCTTGAGCCTGGTGTAGATGGTGCTTGTCACGTTCGCAGGCTTGTTTCCGAGCTCGGTCCTGATCGCAGAGACAACACTCGCATCGGCAACCTCGGAAACAGTAGTGCCGTTGTTGTAATACAGCTTCCCGTTGTAGATCGCAAAAGGCTTAGCGGTCTCGGTGGTAGGTGCGGAATCAAGAACAACCAGTTTGGCATTGGTGATCTTGTTGCCTTTCAGGTCTATGTCTACATAGAATTCCTGTGCTTTTACCATGGTATTCTCCTAAAAAGTCCATTCTGGGCTTTCAAACCTCTATCAATGGTGAAATTTAAAAACTGTGGCATTCACTGCCTTATTAACCGATATATTAGTTCCTATGAATTAGAATGGTAAAAGGTTTGAGAGAGGCAGGATGCCTCTCAGATGACGACCAGTTCGCCCGCCACGTTGGAGTTGAAGAACAGCTTGATGGTGTTCTCGTCGATGCAGTGCATGTCGATTATGCCCATGCCTTCATTGTCAGCATAGAACTGCGCACCGACCACACGGCCCAGACTGTGCTTGTAGGTGAACGAGTACGTCCCATCGGTCTCCGCGTGGAACTTGGACGCCGTGACCCTCTCGCTCTTGACGGCATCGAACAGCGCCACGTATCCGTTCCATGCGACGTTGGCGCCGATGGTGATCTTCTCCTGAGTCTGAATGATATCCAATCTGGACTGTCCCTCGCCGTCCCTGAAGCACTGGACCAGATGCCACTTCCCGTCTCCGGGAGCGATCTCCACAGTCTCGCCCGCAGGGATGGTGATCTCCTGAACATGATCGGCCTCGTCGACGAACATCTTACCCTTCTGAGGCTCGGAGAAGCCTATGAACACCGTCGAGAAGCCGTCTCCGCTGTCCTGAATGATGTCGCCGTTCAGGTCGTTGCCCTCGGAGTCGTATGCCTTGGCGTACACGGGCTTCCCGGAGTCGTTGTAGAACTCCCAGTTGGCAGTGGGGGTCAGGAACTCGATCGTTGTCGGATAGGCTGTGGTGGGCCTCGGAGCGACCGTCTTGGCCTTGATGATATTGATCATCAGTCTGTTCAGTCCGGGAGGGCTGGTCAGCTTGACCTTGAAGGTGCTGAGAGTCGGAGCGGAGACCGTCGCATTGACGAACACGTGGTCGGAGTTGTTGGTGATGATGCTGTATACCAGATTCCTCGACCCCATGTTGTGCGTGATAGTGTACTCGGTGTCGATGTCGTTGCCGAACACTCCGATGAACGTGGCAGGGGTGATACCCTGAATGTTGGTCGCGACATCGGAGGCCAGTTTGCGCCAGTAGTATGTATCGTCATCGTGGTAGAGCGGGTGGTGGACGTTGTTATCGACGATGGACACGTACAGGCTGTAATCATACATGACCACATCCCTTGAGTTGTAGTGGCCCTTGATGGCCAGCCCCTCGCTCCACTCGAACACTCCTGCGGATCCGACGTCGGCCTTGGCCTCCAGTGCCTGAGTGATGGTCTTGTTCATCACAGGGTTCTCGGAGGTCGCGGACATGGCACCGTCAACGTCGATCCTCGGCTGTGTGGCGGAGATCCTGTTCCCGTTGATGACGATGTTGTCACCCGGAGTGAGCTTGTCCTGCTTCAGCTCCAGCGCCTTGGCTACCGCCTGATTCTGTACGGCATTCGTCGAGGAGCCGTTTATATGATCGTCGGCCTTGACGTCGAGGCCGGACAGGTCCACGCCGATGACGTTGTTCACAAGGGTCACATGGTCGCCCGGAGTGAGCTTGTCCTGCTTCGCATTGACCAGCTTGTTCACCGCATCCTTGGTGTACATGTTGCTGACCTTGCCCTCGATGGCGAGGGTGGCGGCATTCTCGCGGGTGTCGAGCGCGGTCAGGTCCCTGCGTAGGTTCTCGATCAGTGTTTGCTGGGCGGCATTGGTGGTATCCACCTCTTCCTTATAGGTCGCGGCGATCTGCTTGGCCTCCTCGATGGCGGCCCTCTGAGCGGTCGAGACGGGCTTGTTCATATCGGACGTGTTGTCCGCGTTGCCCAGTCCCACCTGCGCCTTGGTGACGTGGTGAGGGTTGTTGTAGTCCAGCTTATGCTCGTTCAGGTTCGAAGCGGCGGTGTCGAACTTCGTGTTCAGGCCGCTGACGAACTCGGGTGCCAAGGAGACCTCGAAGAAGTACTCCTCATTGACTGCGTCGTATTTCCTCTCGGTCGAGACATTGATCTGGCCGGGCGCCCCCTTATACATCTGAACGAAATCGTCGATGGGGATGGCGAGATTGAGGTTCGGATCCTCGAACTGGAATACGATGGCCTTCTTCGTCTTGTCGTAGCTGGCTCCGATTATCAGATTCTCGATGGGCAGATCCACCTCGGAGATGACGTTCCTCTTGGCATCCCTGAGTTCCAGAATGTGACGCTTGATGATCTCCCCGTCGTTGTTCGTGACCGTTGGGCGGTAATTGAGGTCCATCGGGATCCTCGATCCCCTGAAGCCCTTGAGTGCGGCGTCGAAGATCAGCGCCTGACCGTCTCCTGCGGGTTGTTTGATCAGCGGGATATGGTTCGCCTCGTTTCCTACGGGGAGGAGCGCATAACCGATCTTGCCGTCCTCGTCCAGCGTCGGGGTGTCGATGTCGATGACCTGCACCTGTCCGGTGTAGGAGTGGAAGGTGATCTCATATCCGTAGCCGGGGAGCCCGTTGTACATCTTCCCCTTGATGTCCACGGGGAGCATCACGCCGTGCTGTTTCCAGAATTGGACCCATCCGAGCACGGAGGGCTCCGTCACGGGTGCGAACGCCCTGTCGGGTGCGCACGGATCGCGACACTTGGTGATGCTGGGCTTGAGGGCGATACCATCGACTGCGGAGAGGAGGTACTCGGTGGAGTCCATCCCGTCGATGACCCCGTCGAAGGGGATTCCGGTCTTGATGAAGAAGAGCTGGTACTCCAGCCGGGCAGACTTCATCCTCGACGTGATCGCCCAAGGGATCTTGAAGGTGTATCCGTCGAACAGCGGCGACGAGTCGGGACCGAACACGATGGGGTTCCCTGCATCGTCGTAGATGTTGAACATGATGTACGGAGTGTAGCCGTTCGCAACCGGATCCCAATCCCTGCCCTCGTCCAGAAGTGTGAAATGCAACGTGGCGCTCTGGTTGTCGAACGCCTGACCGCTGTACTTCTTGGTCGAGCAGGAGATCGTCCGGGTCGATTTCTCGAAGACTCTGGAGATTTCCATGCCTCGTCATGCGGATATGGCTTTATAAAGTGTTTTTATCACTTAATTCTTCGAATGGGTCTCACTGGCACGCTCTCTGCGATAACACCCGCAGGACCTCTGATTGCCAAATATGAGGTTGCCTGTCTGGACGTCGCATTCACCTCCGCAGTCGCACACGCAATGCCACATGACATGACGGTTCATGTTGGGCGCACGGGAGACCACGATGAGCCTTCCATAGCGTTGGCCTGTGAGATCCATCTTGATGGTGCGTGTCATCGGGACATCAATGTTTTAACGCGTCCCGTCTATATCTACACTATGAAGAAGATCGCAGCCATCTCCATTCTTGTCGTTCTGGGGCTGTGCCTCATGGCCCCTGTGTTCATCGAAGACGCAGACGGGCGTGTTTCCACTGTCGAGTTCTACTCCGAGGGGGAGTTCCTCGGAATGACGTATACGGACAATAAGGGGTTCTTCAAACTCCTCGAACCGAATCCTACCAGCGATACAGGCGAGTTCAAGTTCTGGCGCGGCAGCGACGGAGGCGCATACTTCCCGAGACCCGCACAATACGATGACACCTTTTACACTCCCGCCGACCTGAAACTCTACGCAGTCTTCGAGCCTGTATCCGAAGAACCTGAGCAGGAGGGCACTCCTGTCATCTACTCCGTGATCGCAGGGATCCTGTGTGCGATCATCCTCACGGTCATGATCTACTACCACTTCATAAAGAAGTGAGGCTTCACGCCTCACTTCTGGTTGGTCAGGATCTCGGAAGTCGAAGATGCGAGATTGATATTCTGTATGATACCGAAACTGTACGTACTCGTTCCCTGCGGATAGTTCCGAGAGAATTGGGACAGTATCAGCTTCTGAGGCTTCCGGGTCCCCGGCACCGTCACGGATTCGTTGTTGATGTTCACCTCATCCACGGTGTCGTTGATCTCTCTGACGCACGTCACGGGCGGGAAGAACGGTACCCATGTGGCTGCTCCATTGCTGTACTCCATCTCCTTGAGCGTGAATGTCATGGACTGCTGAGGCTCGGAACGATACTTGATCAGCTCCTTGCCGAAGATCAGGACTTGAGCGTCGGATGTGAACTCCTTGATGTTGAGCGAATTGCCATCCCTCTCTCCGAACTTATCGATGCTTGCATCGTCCTTGACAACTGCCTTCACCATCTCCGACGACCCCTTGTTCTTGGAGTAGTTGATCAACTGGGTGTTGACCACCGTATCGAATCCCTCGTCTCCGAGCTCCACGGAATCGCAGACGCGCCCGTATACCTCGCTATTGGTGTCCCCGGTATAGAGGTCGAGGATGTATCCGGTCTTGTCCGAGAACGTGTATACGGTATCGCTTCCCGACGTGTTGGATGCGCTCGTAAGGCTGTAATCGATCAGGTACGCACAGTTGTTGGCGAAGAAGATCTTGCACCCGAGATATATCGCGCACACCTGCAACACATACCATGTGTTGGTCCCCTTGTCAAAGCTGATGCTGTCCGAACTGCTGTTCCTGGGGTTGAAGTGGTAATGGAACGTCCTGACGCTGGCATCGGTGCTGTCCACGAATGCCGTCCCATACATTCCGCTGGTGAGGATGTGCTTGATCGCATCGAACGGAGTCATGTTGATCGCCTCGTTGAGGACATAGCCCTTCAGGACCTCTGCATTACAATATGCTGTAATCGTGTAGTTCTTGTTACGGAGCTTGCACTTGACCACGGTCATATACGACCGTCCGACAGCATCTATTATCAGCTTGTTCTTACCTGCGACGATGTCATCCATCAGTTCAGGGGCCACCGATGCCAGACGATTACGGGGGATGGTCATCGTGACCATCTCGAAGGGCTGGCACACCCCGCCTGTCATCGTGAACGACTTGACGCAATCCACCTTGGCCTCGGTGGTCCCACTCAGGGTCGATCCGTCGAGGATATCGAACCAATTCGAGATCTCCGAGTTGGACATGAGGATGTGGAAATCGGTCTTCTTCACATTATCGAACGGAGTGGCACGTTTGTTCTTCACATACATGGTTCCGACGTAAAAATCCAGCGTTCCGGCGATCACCGTGGGATTTCCGGCCGAAAATGTACGTGTGAGGTTCTTCACATAGCCGTTCAGGGGGTGTCCGTAGCCCGAAAGCGAGCTGGAATGGTCCGGAATGTATGGATTCTCGTCCCCGGGCTCCACAATCAGCTTGAAACCGTCCGTGAGACACTGCCAACGGTCTACAAACGTGTTCAAAGTCGAATACCATTTGCCATTGGACCATTTCGTAGTGTCTGAAGATGAATCATCTGGCGATTCAGGGGTCACGCGGGTGAATCTGAGCGATAATTTCATACTGCAACTCGTTTCCACTGCAAAAGTCCTGTCTTCCGGAAGCGAAACCAACGGAACAACCATGCACGACTTGGAAATCGGCTCCGAATATGACGTGACGGTGCCGAAATCGATGCTTCTGTTCCCATATACGAGCCTGAATCTACCGTATTCGTCCATGTTATCACGCGAAAAAGAGCACTACGACCAATCCGTCCCCTCCGGCCGAGGGCGGTTCGTATGAATTGGACCCTCCTCCGCCTCCGAAGACTCCATCCGTCGACTCTATATCCCTATTTCCGCCGTCTCCGCCTCTGGAAACGAATGAATAGACCTGCCCGCCCACACGATATACGCTATTCAGGGACGCGGCACCTCCTCCGGCACCTCCTCCGGTGTCATCCGCAGGCGCAGCTCTCCCTACTATACCGGCAGGGTCGCCGGTGTGACCGTTCTGACCCTGTTTCTCGACGACATCTCCTCCTGCGTAGATATATTGACCACCTGCAACAAACCTGTATTGCTTATTGGTGGCCGAGCTTCCGCCCGCTCCGCCTTTAGCCCTATACGTGCGAGACCCGCCCATATCTATGGTGGTCTCCTCTCCATCATTGCCTGATGCACTCGATGTGACGGCTCCGCCTGCTCCGACTCTTCCGCTGAAGGTATCACCGGGATTGACCGAACAAGAGCCTCTATAAACCTCTCCTGATCCTCCCGCTCCTCCGGGGGTCCGATATGTCTGGGTCATAGTGAGTAGAATTGTCGCAGATCTGGCTCCGGAACCACCTCCTCCTACAAGAAGAAGGGATGCAGTGCTGGCACCTTCTGGAACGGTGTCTGTGAAGTCTCCGCTCTCTGCGAAGACCTTGATCGCAAGGGGTATGGCCCACTTCGCATACAGCGAGGTGTTCTCAGTCCAAGCCACACGCTGACCGGGGTAGTATCTGGTCCCTCCGCCGTTGGGCTGAGAGGTCCAGCAGATGAACGCTCCGTCGGACGTCTGATTGGTCCACGAAGATTTCGGCACCCCTATCGGGACCTTGATCCCCTTCGGATAGGACTGCTCGTACTCCGTATCGCCGCCGAGATTGGCATGATAGACTATTGTGACCTTCTCCGCGGTGTTGCCCTCGTCCTTCATCCTCGCGACCGTCACGGGCATCTGAACCGAGAGACGCTGGACGTCGAACGAAGCGTTCATAGTGCCAGTGAGGAACACGTTCCTATCGATGGTGGGATACAGCTCGGTATCCTCCGACTCCAGATGGAGCCTGAAGCCCCCAACCCTCTCTCCCGTGTCGATGTCCTCCCCGAAGTTCTGCCAGAAGTCTATGAGGTCCTTCAGGCGGGTGTACCATTTGCCGTTAGACCACTTCTCCTGATCGTTGGATGAGTCATCATAAGGATCGGGATTGACGCGGAAGAACGAGATGTTGAACCGCTTCTGCGTCCCCGTGTCCATCACGAAGGTGTTCTCGAAGCCGTAGACCATGGTGGGCAGCTCTGTGAGATTCACCGAGTCGGTGTCCTCTATGCTCTGGATGTCGGGGAGATACAGGAGCTCCGAGGTCCCGTTCATGGCCACTCCGATATACGACATGCCCTTGGAAGGGTTGGCCGGCTCGAACACCCTGACCTCGATCTCCTTATACACGTCCGGTGCGGCAACGGATTCCGCCTTGAGGGTGTACTTCCCCCTCTTGGTCCCCTTCAATGTGAACGTCGCTCCGTAGTTGGTGGCCGTCGAGTTGACTGTGAGGCCCGTCGGAGCCGTGATCTTGACCGACCTGTCGATGACGTTGATAGGCATGGTCGTGACCGTGAAGGTCTCGGAGGTCGCACCCAGCGCAACGGTCGTGGAGTTCACGTAATGACCCTTGGAATCGTTGATCCTGATGTAGGTCGGTGCCTGAAGCATCTCGACACCGTTGAACTCGATCTTGTCATAATGCTCCGTCTTCTCATTGGTTGTGGAGTCCAGAAGGGTGGCCCTCAGCTTGACGATGCCTGATGAGAGCATCATGGCGAGGAATGAGGTCTTGTTCGTCGTCAGCGTGTAGTCTGAGCCATCATTGGTGCTCAGGAGCATTCCCTGCTCAGGATTGCATTCGAGGATGTATGAAGCGTTCGTAGGGTACTTCTTGACCTGAATCGTCTTGGACAGCCCGTTCTTCAGCGGATAGGTGTCATGCTGGGCACCGTCGATGAGCATGTTGATGAACGGTCCGCTCTCTATGGTGATATTCAGATCCTCGTAGTAGGTGTCGTACCACTTCTTCGGATCCGTTTCGTCCACGATGTACAGACGGACTGTCGCGGAACCCTTCTTCTTGCCTCTGAATTTGATGTATTTGGTGCCGGACAGGTGAATGAACTCCAAGGCATCCTTCCCGGACGTGATCTCGTAGGTCCAATCCACTCCTTCCGGAGACGCAATGACGAACAGCTCGGTGTAGACCAAGGGCTCGGTAGTAGTCACGCATTCTCCGCCCGTCGGAGACAGCCCCGCGTCATCGTATGCGGAGAAGATGGAGTATTCCGCAGAATACTTCGATTTGACACTGACGCTCAGATAATAATCCTTGCCTGAGGTGGTATCGCGGACGACGAGCGAGCCTGCACTCACTGTTTTTCCGGCAGGCGCATACTTCCCCGTTATCATCGTGGAGGAATCCAACCACGAACCTACGGTTGCGTATGTAGCATTCGGAGTCTGGACAACGGACCATTTGTGACCGGACGGCAAAACGCACTGTACACTGACCGACCCGCCCTCAGGAACCACAACACTTGACGCCTTGACCCCTTCCACCAACCAATATCCAGTGGGTTCGGGTTCGGGATCGGGAGTGACCGTATTGTATGTGATCCTCTTGGTTGCGGATACGCCGGATCCATCCTTGGCCACTGCCTTCAATGTGACAGACCCATACTTATTATTGAGTATACGAATAGTGGCACTGGTGCTGTCCTTACCAGTGATGGACACACCGCTCGTGTCCCCGCTTATCGAAAAGGTCACAGAACGCCGTGTCGCATCCGTAGGCAGGATATTGGCAGTATAGATGTAGAATCCATCGGAATTTATCGAAGTCGGGCCGGAAATCGTGATCGACTCGACATAGTGTTCTTCGACGACCTCGATGTCCAGCCTTCCGGATACTCCGCTGTCTGCCGTGAAGGTACAGTATCCTGTTGTGACTTCGGTTTCAACGTAAGTATACACCTCGAATTTGACACGACCTCCGGTCCCGATCATCCCGAAATCTCCTACCAATTTCTCAGTAATGTTGTCGGTATAATCGGAAGGCGTGATCGTCACATTGGAATACGCCTTCTGTCCCCTCTGGATCCTCAGCGAGGACGGATTGAATGTGATGGATGTGACCGGAACATTCGCCGGTTCCACGTAATTGACTACTCCCGTTAGAGTAGCACGTTCGGACCCGCTCCATGCGGTCAGGGTGAAATTATAGGTCTTATCCGACCACGGAGGGACGTCCTTCAGAACGAATCTGGGGACGCCGTTGACGAGCTCCGTATAGGATTCGTTGATGCTCCACCCTTTGCAGTCGAAGCTCCACTCTACATTGTAGACATCGCTGAATCCCGATGCCGAAAATGTCACAGGGAGATCCGATGTCTTGAAGTTGGTAGGTCCGCTTATACTCGGCATCAGAAACCACCCTGGATCCTGCTGCGGGAGATCTCGCCGTTGACGATGTCCTGCACGTAGGTCTTCAGCTCGGAGTCGGTGTAGCCGTTGATCGTCACGTAGTAATTGACAGTGCCATTGCTTCCATGGGCATCGACGAAGTCATCGACCTTGCTCTCGGGCACGACGTACTCGCCCTCGCCGCCCTCTCCGAGGATGCGGACGGAACCTCCGTCCTTGGAGGGGACGTAACCTCCGCTACCCATCGCAAGGGAGCGCAGGGCCACCTCCGTACCTGCAAATCCGATCGCACCTCCGATGAGTCCTCCGATGATCGGGATACTACTTCCCATCGTGGCACCCAGCATTGCCGTCTGGAAGCTCACATACAACGCAACGAACTCGATGAAATGCTCCATGATCCATGTAGCGGTACCGGTCAGGAGATTGATGATGCTCTCTCCCTTGTCACGAACGGTCTCGCCGATGGTGTAGATGAAGTTTCCGATTGCCCCGAGGGTCCCTTGTTCGTCGCGAAGAGTCTCTCCGATGCCGATGATATACTCCCCGAACACCTTGGTACCCCTCTCGATAGCGTAGGACATCATCTCTCCGAGGGACTTTCCCTCGAAGGCGTCCCACATATCTACCACTGTGTCCAAGAGATCCAGGGTGGTTGGGATGAGCACCTCGGCCAGCTTGTTGCCCAAGGGCATGAAGAAGAGCTGGACGGCCAGATTGAACATCGACTCAACCGCCTGAAGGAGCGGGGAGGACTGCTTCATGTAGCGGTACATCATCTCAAGGAATCCCAATGACGCATCCGCGACCATCTTGATCCCCTGAGACCCCATCTGCACCCCAGTCATGATGGTCTTCTCCAAGGCCTGCTTGCGCTTCGCCTTGGCTTCCTCGTCTTCATCGTCATCTCCGCCACCGGTAGATGACTTGCGACTGAACAGTCCCTTCAGGCGATCCATGAAGCGCTTGGTGCTCTTTCCGCCCGAAGACGCATCGGAGTCATCGGAGTCGTCGTTCAGCGCGGCGTCTCCGCCTCCTGCACCTGCCCCTTCGCCTCCTTTGCCTGCACCGCCGGATGCCTTGTTCGCATCGGATGCACCCGGCACGAGACCCTGCTCCATCTTCTGCTGGAATGCAGTCTGAGTCTTGCCGACTGCCTCATCCAATGCGACTTCATCGATGACGGGCTTCAACTTCAGAATCAGACTGTATTCCTCTGGCATCTCATTCCCTCTTGAACATCTGTATGATCCTCTTATTCTTCTTCACGGCTTCGGAATTGTGGACAGACATCATGATCTGGACGTCATCATCGTTGAAGTGCATGAAGTCCTCCTTGCGTCCGCCGTTGAGGAGATAGAGGCCGTAGGCATAGAGAAGGACGACATCTCCGGTCATCGCCTCCCCTGATGCCACGGCATCCTCGAAGACCCTCACTCCGAACTCGCGTTCTCCTGACGCGGTGAGGGATTGGAAGGGGATGCTCCGCCCTCCACGATCACTGCGATGACCTCTTCGAGTTCGGTGAATAGTTCATCGGCCATGCCCTTACGGACAGCATCCAAAGACGCCATGAAGTCCATGAATCCCTTGAGGGTGAGCTGGAACGGCGCCTCCTCGATGTATCCGATCATGGATATGATCATGCTGTCCCCGGCGCCTATGCCGTCGACGGTCACACCGTTGCTGGTACGGCTGATCTTCGCATTGCCCATCATGTTCTTCGCGCGTACCTTGCGGGCGAAATCGGGCGCCGACACGACGATGGTCCCGTCGCGTCCGTACTTCTCAAGGTCTATTGTCAGTTTGGCTTCCAGATCCATATCTATTCCTCTTCTTCCGATCGGGCGATTCCTCACCCTTTCAGTGCATGGGGATTGCCAGCACCCCATATATTCTCTATGTTGGCATCGGTGAGCTGCAAGCTGCTGTACGCAGGAGTCTTGATCTTCATGGTGATCTTCTGACACTCGGTGGAATTGATCTGGTCCTGAAGCTTGGAGCCGTCTCCTTTCTGCTTGGTCAAGGACTTGATGGCAGTCTTGGTAAGCTCGAAATCAAGGGATCTCTCTGAACTGTTATATGCCGTGGCGATGTTGTCTCCGTGTTCGTCGATCTCCTCGTCGAATGATACGAGATGAATGGTCTTGATCGGACCCATCTTCTTGTTCCGAGGCTTCGTCTGAGTGTTATCCTTGCCTCCACTGTACATCCTCTGGAGGTATTTGGCCGGGTCGTTGGCATAAGATGTGGTTCCGAACGAATAGGACGTCTGGCCTTCGCAGTAGTTCCTCGCCATCGCAGAGCAGGTCGCATAGATGGCTGCGGCGGAGTTCTCGATGGCTATGTTCAGAGACTCGGTGTTGGCCACATAGTTCTTATTGGCCACATCTCCGATGAACATGCAGGAGAACTCGGTGAGGTTCCCGTTGTACTCCTGATAATCCGTACTATCCAGAGTGGTCTTGTCCAGACTCTCATTGGCATAGAACCCGCTGATGGAGATGCTCAGCTGAGATGATCCTCCTGATTTGGACATACGGAGCGTTTTGGGCACGCACCCGGTGTAGATGATGGTCTCGTCGCTGAGAGTATTGTCATCCATTCCGCCCGTGATGCTGTTGAGCTGCTTCCTGCGGAACGTGAACGACCTCACGCGTTTGTTATTCGCCTTATTGAGTGTAAAAGTGTTCCCATTGATCGTGGTAGCCTCGAACGCGATCAGGAACGGCTCGATGTAGTCGTAATCCATCAGGAAGGTCCACTCCCACGATCCAGACAACTGGCCGTATGCCAGAGTGTCCCAGTACTTCGATCCGGCGGTGTAGACCTTGGTGGTCGATCTGGTGTGGGACAGCGAGATGAACGATCCCGGAGGCGGTGCCAGCCAGCTATCGCCATCGCCCTTGCCCTTCCCGAACTCCTGTTCGCGGCAATATACGAATGATGCTCTAACGCCTGTCATATCGATTCCTCATCTTCTCTTTGATTATTATAGGGTGCGCCTTCATAAGTGTCGCCGCCTTCCATGGCGATAACCATGCGATTGACCTCGTCACCCATGCCTGCCGTCTTGATCGGAGTGTTGAAGGAGGTCATCTTCACATCGAGCGTGCTGGTGTAGAATCCGATCAGATCGTTGGAGAACCTCTCATTGGTGATCTCCAGATACGTGAATCCTCCGAGATTCCTCTTACCGGAACGACGATTGGCCATCAGGATGCGGAGGATCTCATTGTGGACCTCGAAGAAGTTCTGACGGATCGGCGACGACACCTTGACCCCCACGTGCGATACACGCTGGAGCGTGCGGTAATCCACGGAATTGACCTGGGTATTGCGGTTGACCATGTAGAGGAAGATCGACGCGTAGCGCGAGTTCATCTTCTGGGCACCTACCTCCCACGCGATTGAGGGCTCCTTCCCCATTCCGAGGGACCAGTTCTCTCTCAGGAGATTCCCGAGGACGGCCACATCGTCGGTGAACAGCTCCGTTTCCGGAAGCATAGGCTCCATGTCAACCCCTCAGCATGCTCACGACGGGACCGCACCGCTGGTACGACGAATACAGGCGCATCATCTCCCCCTCCCATGAGGACAGGAGCTGGTTCTTCACGCCCGAGATGTCCCCGCCCATCCCGACCTTGGTATCGTACACACCCTGAACGACGATCTGGGACGCGACAATAAGACAGCACAGACGGTTGATGGCCCACGGCACAGGCTCGCATGACCCGTAGCGGTAGGAGATGCGGACGGCATTGGCACGCGTCTGGAACAGTCTGGTGCGGATGTACAGCTTCCCCATCTCGTAGTCGATCCAGAATCCCCCGGCCTGTTTGTCGTAGGGGTCGTACTGGTCACGGTCGGGGTTGTATGTGTCGGTGATGTCCCTCCAGTTGTTACCCCGCGTGCGGACCTCCAGCTTGTCGCCCTTGGTAGGGTCCCACGGAAGGACGTTCTGCTCCAGTTGGACGAAATCCCCGCCGTTGTTCCAGTAGTCCATCCTGACTCCGTTCCTGTCGGGCCAGTAGGTGTGTATGGACTCCAGATGGTCGACCACGCAGTTCTCACGCCAAGAGCGGAACGTGCGCCTGTCGATCTCGTCCTCCGCGCCCAGAATCATCTTCTCCACACGGGAGTAGGACGGATGGGACATATCCGAGAACCGGAACATGCCCAAGGGATCGTTGGGATCGGGCAGGTCCAACGTCTCCGCCACGTCATCGACGGAGCAGTACGTCGGCTCCTGCGCTGTTGAATATGCCATGCACAAAGAATGCAGACACGGATATAAAAGGGGCAAGATGCCCCCGAGTGGTTTCAAAGAGCTTCGATGGCATCCATCGCGTCCTCGACGGAACGGACGACGACCCATACGCCGCCGCATCCCTCGATCTCGGCTCCGACCGTCTTCTGGAAGCCCGACACCCTTCCCTCAGGGGTCTTGACCTCCATGCCAACGAAACGGCCCTTGTAGCAGATGATGATATCAGGTATGCCGGGACGCCCGTAGGCTCCTCCGGGAGCGCGGTAGTGGAACAGACCGGGCACCGAGTCCAGATACGCGTCGATGTCCTTCTTGATCTGTCCTTCAGGCGTCAGGGGAATCACCCCCATCTTCATCGCCTTCCACTTCCAGTCTCACGTTCAGGACCTCTCCGGCCTGATATCCCCAGTTCTTCCCGATATACATCACGTAGGTGTGGCCCCTGCGCTTGACGGGGATCGTGCACATGATAGTACGGCCTGTGTCCACGGACCTGAGCTCCACTGTGAGCGAGGTATTGTCCCCCAAGGGCGACATGAGGTACCTCGGCAGGTTGATGCCCAAAGTCTTCTCGTTGAGCTTCCTGACCGTGCACACGATGTAGATGTATTGCATCCTATCACCGGGTCAGGGGGCTTGCGCCCCCCTCGTTTCACTCCGCCTCCTCAGCGGGTGCGTCCTTCCCGAGGAAGTTCTGGTCGTCTATGCTTCCGAGTACGACCCAGTCGAACTCGTCGGGCCTGAACTCGTAGACGTTGCAGTAGGTCTTCCCGTTGTACTCCCTGTGGACGACGTTGGCGACGGCTACACCGCCGATGATGTCCTGAGGGAAGGGGATACCCTTCTTGGTTCCGAGGATGGCCTTCCCGAGTCCGATCAGGGTCGCTCTGGGTCCGCCGTTCTTGATCATGTTCCCGTTCTCGTCGGCCTTGAACATGCTGTATGTCAGGCGTGCGGTCGCACCGTCCTGAAGGTCCTTGAGGTCGAGTGTGTACTTCCCCGAGGCGTCGTCGTAGGACGCGTCCCTTACGATGACGTGCCTGAGACCTGCCTCCATGCTCTTGAACTGCTCTGCTTCTTCGTCGCTGAATGCCCACTGTGTGATCTGCATCTTCAATCTCTCCTGTTCTTTATGGTAAAGGTTTTGCTGACTTTCGTCACGGTGAAGGGTTCGGGGTCGATTCCGGCCTCCGTCATCAGTGCGGGGTCGATGCTCTTGCGCACCGACTGGTTCACTACTGCGAAGTAGCTCCCGGACTCCGAGTCCATGGACTCGATTCCGTGGGCTTCCATGTAGTCCTTGATCTTGCTCTTGATCGCCTCCTCAGCATCGTAGTCGCCTTTGATGGCGTCCTCATGCTTGGCGATCTTGGCGCGGATGGATGCCAGCTCGTCCACCAGACCCTTGATGACGTCCTCGCTCTCCGTGAGGCTCACCAGGTGGGTGTACAAGGCCACATCCCCGGCGTTGTTGGGGTCGTAGTCGGGCGTGACGCCTTTCAGGATGTAGTTGGCATACCAAGCGCGCATCTGGGCCTTGACCGCCTCCACATTCTCCTGATCGATGTCCATCTTGAACATGGCGCAGTTCTCCTCGTCGGGGGTCCAGCACAACGGGTCCTTAACGGAGTCCGTGTCCATGATCCCTAGGACGACATACGCCGTGTCCTTGTTGGCCATGAAGCTGTTGTAGAGCGCCACCTGCCAGTAGTAGTACTCGGGCACTCCTTCCACCCACGAGTCCATGTTGCTGGACGTCTTGATCTCAAGGATGTAGTTCTCACCCTCGGGGGTCATGACGATCCCATCCACATGGCCGGCGAACACGGGGTCGTCGAAGTCGGAGACCCACGAGTCGTGGTCGCCTTCGCGCTTCTCGAACATCTCGTCGGCAGGGACGAACATCGCACCTTCGAGTCCGTACTCGGCAGTGGCGAACTTCTCCCCGGCGTAGGTGATGATCGGCGTCTCCAGTATCTTCCCCGCGATGACGCTGGGCTTGTCGGAGATGTCCTTGGATGCCAGTCCGAGCAGGGTACATGCCACTTGGAAGGGCGTGGACCACGGCGAGACCCCGAGGATTCCGCCCATCATGGTTCCCGATATCCTTCCCTGCACCGAGCCATCGGTCTCGATATGACCGCCGACGACCTTGAAGGAGCACTTGGGAGGCAGGTACTTGTCACTCTTCGCCATCTTCCAGACCGTCCTCGTCGTATTCGGAGCAAGCCTCCTCGGTTATCTTGGAGTACATCTTAGTGACCTGCGTCCTCGCCTCGATCAGCTTGTCGATGACGTAGTCGAGGTCCTTGGCACCCAGTGTGATGCACCCGCCGTTGTCGCGGAGCTCCATCAGCACACTGGGCCATGTCACCTTGGCGACAGGGAAGCACACCGACACCTTGACAGGTACGGGTGACAGCTTGAGGTAGTCGAAGTCGCCCATGATCATCCCTTCGGCATGTACTTGCGGATGAACGCCATCGTGGATGCTCCATCGTGGATGGACGCGCACTCGGCAGACATCTTGTTGAACATCTCTGCGTCGATCTCCCCGGCTTCGGCACGGGCCTTCCAGTTGTCGATGATCTTATCGATCATCTTCTGCTGGGGTACAGCGATCCTATACTTCTCGGAGGTCTCGGGCTTCCTGACGAATCCTTCGAGCGCAGGGGCCTTCTTCTCCTCTACGGGGGCCTCCTTCGGTTCGAGGACCTTGGGCACCTCGGCCTTGAGCTTGGCAGGAGCCTTGGCAACGGGCCCGGGCTGTTCAGCCTGTGCGAGCACCTTGGACCTGACCTCGTCCTGCTCCTCAGGGGTCTTCCTGCGGAACGCTCCCGTTCCGGTAGACTCCTGCGCCATCTCGTCGATACCGTCAGCGATCATGAACTGGAACAGCACCCACTGCTTGAGGGCGACTGTGTGCGCCTTGCGTACCGCCATGTCTCCGTTGTCGGCAGCTTCAGCCATGACAGTGGAGGAGGTATACAGCCCAGTGTCAATGTCGATGATGTCCGCAGTCATTGTAAGCGTCACGTGTTGGCTCTTCTTCTCCAGTGCGGGTCTGAACTGGAGATCGGTTATGTTGAATCTCAGCTCCAATCCGTGCGCCATGAATAGGGGCGATACGGTCTGGATGATCTTGTCGGCAGAGAGATATTTGAATCCCCCCGTCGTCCCCATCTGGAAGAACTTGTCGTCGGACCAGTCCTTCGACAGCACGTCCTTGCGGAGATCGCTGAGCTTGTGATACAAGCCCGCGTATCCCGTGTTCTCGTTCTCGGTCATGTTCTTATCCTGCGCATCTCAGCGCAGTACATACATGGTTGAAAAAGTATAAAAGGTTTACTGAGGGTGTGTATGGGGTATGCTCAACTTATCCGTAGGGAACTCTTATCACCAGTCGTCCATCGTCTTGCGATCGCCGAGCTCCCCGAGGATGTCCCCGCCGGACCAGCTCAGCATCATGGCCTCGGTGACATCCACGCCGCCGCGCACCGAGTCCCACGCCTTCGACTCGACGGACTTGGGAGTAGAGAGATAATAGTATGTGCAATGGTTGGTCTGACCCTTACGGAAGATCCTCGCCAGCGATTGCGTCAGGAGGAGGGACGACATGCACGGCTCGAACAGGACCATAGTATGGCTGGCATACAGGTCGATACCCGTCCCTCCGGACTGATATTGGCACACCAGATACTTGGAATCTCCGTTCTGGAACCTCTTCCATGTGGGCGTCTGGGACCGCCCGTCGTAGACCTCGGTCTTCCCGAACTTCTTCAGGATCTCCGCGACGCGATCCACGCTGGCACGGTAGTTGCAGAACACCACCACCTTGTCGTCGGTTCCCATGACGATGTCCTCTAAGATCGCATCCTTGGACGTCTTGAGCTTCAGGGTCTTCCCGACATCGCACTTCAGGCTCCCGGAGCACACCTGAAGCATTTTCAGGTACTGCCCGCCTGCGGTCTTGATCTCGATGTTGTACTGCGACGTGTTGCCGTTGTACATGTCCTTGTAGACCTTGGTCTCCTCCAGCGGGCACGATATCACGGTGTCGGTACGCTCCGGCATGTCGAAGCAGTCCTCCAGACGGGCGACTATGGCATGATCGGCGAGTGCCTGACGGCATTTCTTCACGTCATAGGCGCAGGGCTTGTACCACCGGTCCACGGCGGTCACGTACTCGTTCATGAACTGCGTCCACGTGTTGCAGAACGACGGGTCGAGGAACTTGAGCTGAGAGTACAGCTTGGAAAAATCCTCCGCACCGCCTCCTCCGGACACGGGCGTGCCCGTCAGGAGATAACGGAACTTCGTGTGCTTGGACAGAGCCAATGCCGTCTTGGTCTGGACCGACGAATGGGACCCGATGCAATGGGACTCGTCGATGAAGATCGCACCCCACAGGCGGTCCACGGGTTCGCGGATGGTGATCACGCGCTTGAACGTCACCCTGTCCCCGCTCTTGGAGACGGGGACCTTGGAGGTGCGATAGGTCTTCTGGAACGACGTCAGCCTGACCGCCCTGTGAAGGAGCTTCACGTCCTCCTCGGTCACACCCTCGAACATGATCATCTTGTCGATGGAGTCTTTCCAGTTCGTCACCAAGGATGCCGGGCATATCACCAATGCGTCCTTGATGCGTCCGATCTTCAACTGCTTGAGGATCCACGACAGGGCGATGGCGGTCTTTCCCGTGCCCGCTTCGTAGGCGAGCATGAGGGAGGGGTTGACCTCCATCATCTCCAGCGCATACTGCTGGTGCTCCGCGAGCGTGAAACGAGTCACGGCATATACCCCAGTCTGTAATCGTGATGGTCGCCCACACCGTAGTCCACGAGGAACCCTTCGAGGAGGAACTCCTCTATGTCGCTTCTGGACAGACCTGTGACGTCCACCGCCTGAAGCGCACCCTCCACCTCGATAGCGGGGTGCGTCTCGATATGCGCCCTGAATCTATCCACAGGGGACATGTTCTCGGGCCTGGGTGCGCTGTCGGCCAGCTCGATCATCTCGGAGGGCTTCAGCACGACCTCGCCCTCGCCGTTCTCTCCGCACGCGGAGGCGTCGGCCAGATTGAAGGTCTTTCTGACGACTGCTTGGTCGGATGAATACTGACGGACGAATCCGCGATACGTCCTCCCGTCTATGCGGAACGTCGTAGGGGAGCGGGACCAGCGCATGGTCGAACTGCACCAGTGCTTCCACGCCGACAACGACTCCTTCGACGGGAACTTGGGGTCCTCGCCATACATGTCGCGGATGATGAACTCCTTGGCGATGCGCGAACCGGGTTCGGAATAGCCGTTGATAGGGTCGTCCAGCCACTCCTCGATGGTGGATACACCCTCCTTCTCCACTGAGCCGTATGCTTGCATGATCTCGGCCGCACGGACCGTCTTACGGTCGGAGATGTACCATCTTCCCTGATTGCGGTAGCGCACCAAGGCCTCGGCCCATATCTGCTCGACCTCGTACTGATATTGACGGGGACGACCGTTGACAGGGATGACAGCGCCCGTGGCCTGTTGGAGGACAGGGTCGCAATAGATGGGATAGAAACGGCGGTTCCCAGTGTCGTCGACGAACACGCCGTCGAAGTTGGAGGTGGCCGCTATGATGAAATGTCGGGGGTACTCCTTGTCGTACCGAGCGTAGGCCTTTCTCAATTGGTCGGCGGACTCGGAGATGAAGGCCTTGAGGTCTCCGCTGTCGGCCTTGGAGAACTGCGTGGATTCAGAGAACTCGACGATGATGGACCCGCGGACGGAATCCAGGAAGCGGTCGATCTTGTCCACGCTCGCTGTCGTGGCCTTGTACCATTCGTCACGACCTGCCAGGAACGTCAGCGCCTTCCCCTTCCCGAGGCCCTGTCCGCCGATGAAGACGGGGACGACCTCATGAACGGTCTTGGAATACATCCTCTTGATGGCGCCGATGAACCACGCCTCGGCCACGTCGCCGAGGTACTTGGTCTCTATCTCGGACACCACGTTCTCATCGTCCCTGAGCGCAGGAGCGGTCCCTCCGAAGTAGTTCTGGAAGACCGTCCTCAAACGGGGCTTCCCATCCCATTCATGGGACTCCACCCACTCCCTGAAGGGGTTGCGGGAATTGTCGCTCACGCGGATGGTCAGCACCTCGTCGCGTGTGGCGACGGCCGGGAACCTCGACCCGACGAATCCGCTCTCGACCAGTCTGCGCTCCATGTCGTCGTGGTAGATGGCCAGCGCGGAGTCGTCCAGCGGTTTTATCTGAGCGGGACGGTCGAACATCCTCATGTCGACCATCTCGCGTTCGCGGAGCTCGTCGTAATAGAGCATCTGCTTGTAATCGGGATAGATGACGGGGAACGCATCGTTCAGGGCCGAGATGGTGAGGGGCATGACGTACATGGGGATCTCCCCGTCCTCGCCCTCCTCGTCCCTCTCCGAACGGCGGAATCCATAGAAGGTCTCCTCCCCTTGGCCGTTGTACTTGATGGCCGTGAGAACGTTCTCCCCCTCGGAGTATGAGACCGATGCTATGTCGGTCAACCTCAGCAGTCTCCCGTCCCTCAGAGGGATACCGTCCTTGAGGAGTCTGCAATAGTCGTAGTCGCCGTTCCCGACGAATCCGCCCTTCCCCAGCGTCAGGCCGAAGCCTTTCGCGCATTTCATGAAGTCTTTCGCGTCCATTTTACACCCTGCGGGCTCATACCGCGGGGAATCTATACGCCCCTTCGGATATTTAATGATTCACCGACTCTTGAAAGTTGAAAAAATAATGTCACAAATGTCACACCGCACCCGATTCTTTATATACGCGCGCGTAGATGATGCCTATGCGGTATCTCATCTCCGACCTACCTACCGCACCTCCTGCGCCCATCTCTTGCGCAGGAGGGGTCCCGTATCTCGGCTGCGGGTTCTTCACCAAGCGGGGCGGATCTCCGCTCCGTCCCTTATCATCACGACGTCGTCGTCCATGCCGACCCTCTCGATGTAGCGGCGGACGATCAGATCGCAATAGGCGGGCTCCAGCTCGCACATGTAACAGGTGCGTCCGGTGTCCTCGCAGGCGATCAGAGTGGTGCCGGTGCCTCCGAAGCAGTCGAGGACGGTCGCACCCTCGTCGGTGAGACGGTTGATGATCTCCGTAGGCAGATACAGAGGGAACGTCGCCCTATGGACCTTGGAGTAGCGGTTGTTCCCGGCCCAGTTGCCGGTGATGACGCCGTACCACACGCCGGGATCGTGCCTGAACGACCTCGATCCGTTGCGTCCGAGGGCGATGATCAGCTCGGTGGCGCTGGACACGGTGTTCTTGGCCAGAGCCGGCACGGGGTTGTTCTTCACCCAGTAGAGGATGTCCTTGACCGAGTCGATCCTCGAACGGAGGAGATCGGCGATGGCGAACTTGCTCCCTTTCAGGAAGCCGATGTTGATGAAGACCTCCTCGGCATGGCCCAACAGCGCATCTACGGCTCCTTCGAGGAACCCGGCGTACTGCTCGTCGGACTGCTGGTCCTCGTCGTGCAGGTACTTCTGCCCGTCCTGAGGTCTGCCGGTCCCGAGATGGCCGGCGTTGTACGGCGGAGATGTGAACGCGATGTCGGCGACGGTACCGTTCATGAGGGCGTCGAGATCGGTCAGGGCGTCCCCGCACAGCAGCCAATGGCGTCCGAGGCGGATGACGTCCCCGCGGCGGCAGATGGCGTCGGTCGGCATGGCGATCTCCTCATCGTCGTCCTCGGGCTCCTCGTCGACGAAGTCGCTCCGGGGGTTCTGCTTCTCCTTCCCCTTGATGCCGTCGTCCAGAGACACAGTCTCGGTGACGTACTCAGAGGGGATGTCCCCATCATCCCCGTCATCCCCGTCGTCCTCGTCGTCCTCTGGTCCGAAGTCGGATCCGAAGTCGAGGGGTGTGAACGCGAAGTCCTCCATCTCGAAGCCCATGTCCTTCAGCTCGGACAGCTCGTCTGCCAGCACGTCGAAGTCCCACCCCGACATCTCCTGGAGCTTGTTGTCGGCGAGACGGAACGCCTTGACCTTCTCAGGAGAGAGGTCTTCGGCGATGATGCAGGGCACCTCCTTGAGCCCGAGCTTCTTGGCGCTCAGGAGACGCGTGTGGCCGCAGATGACCACCTTGTCCTTGTCGACTACGATCGGGACCTTGAAACCGAACTCGCGGATGCTGTTGCAGAGCATGTCCACCGTGTCCTCGTTGTGACGCGGGTTCTTCGCGTATGGGACCAGCTCCTCGGTCGGCAGATAGACAACCTCTTCTTTGTCCATGAACCCTCGGATGTGATGCGGGGTATTTAACCGAACGGATGGGCCGTGGATCGCGTTCTGAAGGACTTGAGGGCCTCGGAGGATGTCGGGCCCGTCGGAAGGGCGAACGTCGCTCCATCGGCCGTTCTGAGGGGTTTGCGGGTATGATTAGGATTAAATACCACGCGTGTGATATTCGTAGCGTTCATGGACTGTACCTCCATGGATCTAGAGACGGTCCGGCTCATACGGACCCTTGCACCCATCGGTCCCGTTATTCGCGTTCCGGGACCGACACCCTTCTCTCGACACTTGAAGCCCCTTCCTCATGGCCCCTTCATGGCCTTTTCGACGTGTCTGAAATCAGACAGTTTATACAATCAGGAAAAAAATCGGAATGTTACATCCTTTTGTAGAAATGTTACAAAATGTTACAGAAAATGTTACACTTTTTTCGAGTTTTATATTTAAATGGTTTATAAAGACTTTCGGTTTTGGCCGATTTGTGACATTTGTGACATTGTTTTTGAAAAGATTTGAAAAACACCCCGAAAAACCCCGTTTTCGGAGTTTTATACCCTGTTTTTGTAGTCTTTTACTTTCCAATGTTACAATGTTACAACTAATAGAAAGTATTATAAAGAGTATTTAAAGAGGTTAAATAGGGAATGAATCACATCGAAATGTTACAAAATGTCACAAATGTCACAAAATGAATATCTTCATAGAGATATTCTTGTCAGAATACATAGTGAGTAAAACATAAAGAGGTTTGTAAAAGGTTTGAATGTACAGAAATGTACATCAGAATATGGAGATATTCCGAGCTCTGGCGAACAGCTTCTTCAGTGCCTCCTTCTCCTCGGGATTCTTGGAATCGTTGATACGATCCTCCAGATCGTCTCTGGTATCGAGGATGTCGTCGACCATCTTATCGGTCTTCTCTGCTGTATCGAGATAGTCCAAGTATTTGTTGTACTGTCCTACATAATCATCCCCGGCCGCTTCCCTTGAGGGTCTCTCGGTGACGACATCCGATGGTGTCGGCTGAGGTTTGGCCTCCTCTTCCTTCTTCGGTGTCTTAGGAACAACGACGTTCGCAGGGACGAATGTCCTGAGCCTTGCAAGGGTCTCCTCCAAGGATGACCTGTCATCACCCTTGGCGGTCTTGACCTGCTTCTCCAGATCGGCCACGGCATCCTTGATAAGCTGACCTCTGTTGGGATTGGACAGATCCTTAACGACCTGATCCGCATAGTCTGCATAGTCGATGGCGAAGTTCTTCCCCGACGTCTTCTTGGTGGGACGTCCGGAAGCAGGAGTCTCGGGCGTCTTGGTTTCACCTTCACCCTCCTGTCCCATCTTACGGGCATCGAACTTGTACTCTCCGGTGTTCTCATTCACCTTCTGACGGAGCTTGGGCTTCGGAGCGGTCCTCTGCTCGATGATCTTCTTCCTGGTCTCTTCTTTCTTCTTCTTCGCCTGAGCCGCCTGCTTCTGCCTGTCCTTGATGCCCTTGGCCTCTTCCGCGTCGATGGCGTCCTTCTCCTCGTCGCTCAGGTTCCCATAGGAGTCCTTGCCCTCGATGATGTCTCTGGCTTGCTCGAACAGGGGCTTGGCGATGATGTTCGTGGTATTCTCGGGATGCTCATAGAGGTCCGGCCAGTTGTTGCGCAGCTCGACGGCCCACATCCATGCCTGCTTGCTGTTCGGATCGGTACCTTTCGGAAGGCCCTTGGAACTCCAGAACGAATTGCCGACCTTCGACGTGTCGATGGGCTCGACCTTCTTCTTAGCCTTGGGTTCGACCTTGGATGACTCTTTCGCTTTATCCTCAGGAGCAGGTTGCTTGACCTCGGACTTCGGCACGAAGTCGGGGTTCTTGAGATACTCCATGAGATTCGGATCGTTCGGGTCCTTCGCCTTCATCTCCTGATATTTGTGGTATGCCCTGAGGGTCGGACTGGCATCATCTGAGATGACGAGGCCCTTCTTGTTGAACGAGTTGTAGTAGCTCAGCATCTCCAAGAAGCGCAGCCCCTTCTCTCTGTCCTCCTGGGTGCTGTCCGGGGATGTGGCGAACTTGAGGAAGGCTTTGGCGACCTTGTCGATCTTCGCACCCTTGTTGTTCTTGTTGTAGATGTCCTTGATCTTACCTTCCGCCGTGTTGTGCCAATCCGAGTTGTACCATTTCTTCTCGCTGTCCGTGAGATTCTCGGGAGTGGGGATGAACGTCTTCCTGCCCTTGGGGTCATCCTCGGGCTCAGGCTGGAGCTCCTCTGCCTTGGCGGACTCCTCTGCGGCGGGCTGGAGTTCGCCGGTGGGCTCTCTCGCCTCCGCCTCGGCCTCCTTCATGGCACCGAGGATCTGCGATCTCCTCTTGGCCGCGTCGACGTTGACCACCTTATCACTGTCGTCGCCCTTGTCCTTGAATCTGAGATCTCTCAGCGTCCTCGCCTCCGATCCCTTGGAGTCGAACTCGTCGGGGTCCACGGTACCGTCCTCGAAGAAGTCGTCCAGGCTGAAGTCGGAGAAGAATGCCTGGAGTCTCAGATTGTGCTCGTAACGGCGGTCGTCCTTCGGGAGGCCCGCCTTGTCCATGTTCCTCTGAGCGACCTTGAGGTCCCTCCAGACGGCATCGGCCTTGGGGCTGGTGAGGATCTGGAGGTATTTCTTGGCATTATCGAAGTTCTCGCTCGTGCGTCCCGCCTCGCGGTCCTCGATATCGCGTTGATACAGGTCCTTCAATTGCTTATCCAGCTTCTCTCTGACCTTCCACTGCGCCTCCTCAGGGATGCGTGTGCCGATCTTCTTCGACAGGAACCCGGTCTTGGACAGGCCTCTGGCGATCCATGCGCCGTTGACGCAGTCGACCTTCTCATTGATCAGTCTGGCACGGGTCTTGGCATCGATGTTGCGACTGGTGAGGATGTCGTCGATCTCATTGCGTCTGGCGTCGTACTCCTTCTCGGTCCACCTGCCTGCACGCCTATCGATCTCCTTCTGGGCTTCGGCCGCCGCCGCGTCCTTCTGGTCCTGCATGCCCTTGATCTTCTCGTCCTTGACGCTGTTGAAGCGCTCCTCTTCGGCCTTGGCCTCCTCTTCCCTGCGCTTCTGCTCCTCTTGATCGGCCTTCTCCTGACGCTTCTGCTCCAACTCTTCGAGTCTCTGGGCGAGCTTCTCGGCCCTGTCTCTGGCCTCGGGAGTCAGCCCCGCCTTCCGATACACCTTCTGCGCTTTCGCCCTCTGATCCGCCTGATACGCCTCGTCCTGACGCTGGGCATCCCTCCGGGCCTTCTCCTGCGCACGGTTGTACTCCCTCGCCATCCTGATCTGCTCTCTCTGCTGCTCGATGGCCCTGCGCTCGTCCTCCTTGCGGATGGATGCACGCCTGTCCAGCCCCTCCTTGGCATCGTGGATGCGCATGCTGGCATCGGCGAGCCCCACGAGATAGTCCTGCCTCGCCTGCGCAGGGTCCTGCGCCTGCGGGTCGAAGGAGTCCATGAGGAGCATCGCCCTGTCGCGGAGCTCGTCGGCCTCCTTCTTCACGGCGGGGTCCTTGATGACGGCGAACTCGGCCTCCAGATCGTCGGCGAGCTTGTTCATGCGGGTGTCCATCCCCTTCCGCACCCTCGCGGTGCTCGGTCCGAAGAACGTGTTCACATACTGCACGTACTGCTTGAACACGGAGTCCTCGCCGATGACCGCTCCCGCCATCCTCGCCTGCGCCTCGTCCTTCTGGAGCTGGGCCGCGCGTGCCGTGATGCGGTTCATCATCGTCGCCATGACGGGGTCGGACCTCGCGTACTGGCTGGCCAGCCCGGTCAGGTCGCGCATGTCGAGGTCGTTGCTGTTCATCGCGTACCGGTTGTACTGCTCCCTGAACCCGTCCGATGATTGGATCTGCGCCATGAGCTTCTGCGGGTCGGCGAACACCGCGTCCGGGTCGAGCCCTTGGTTGCGGAGGAGGTCGGCCATGTTGCGTCTGGACTCGGTGACGATGGCGTTGAGGGCCACCCTGCCTCCCGCGTCGGTGCCGGTATTGGGGTTGCGGGCCAGCTTCTGCCTGTACGCCTTGTTCTGCGACAGGAGCCTCTCCCACATGGGGTTCTGCGGGTCGCGGAGCTGGGCCGCCTTGAGCTGCCCCTCGATCTTGGACAGGGACCGTCCGTCCGCGGGCATGCCTGTATCGGGGTCGAGCTCGACGCCCTTGCCGACGATGTCCCAGATGGCCCTCTGGTCGTCCGTGCCGTTGTCGTAGTCGGCCTGGGCCTGTGCCGCCGTCCTCTCCTTGGTGCGACGCTTCTGCTCCAGCTCGTCGGCCCTCAGCGACGACCTCTGCTTCTTCATCTCCTTGAGCACGTCGTCGTATGAGTGGAGCTGGGCCAGCCCGGAGGCCCTCTCCTCCTTGGTCATGATGCCCTTGCCGCCGTTCTGACGGTCGGCCCTGTCGCGGGCGAACTCGGCCTTGAGGCGGGCGATGTCGCCGGTCATGGCGGTGTCGAGGCTGTCGAGGTCGTCCATGGTCAGGTTCTCGATGTCGCGGCCTGCCAGCCTGTCCTCGACGAAGAGGTGGGCGCGGGCTATGCCCTTCATCTCCGCTTCGCTTCTGGCCTGCATCATGCGGCCCTTGTACGTCTGCCTGACGATCTCCGGATCGGCGTCCCTCAGGATGCCGTAGCGCTCGTGGATGCGCTTGGCGGACTGGTTGACGGTGTCGGCCATGGCGAGGGAGTCGGCCACGATCCGCGACCCCTGCGACATCATCTTGCCGGACAGGAAGCCGTCCACGAGGGAGTTGATGGAGCTCAGGCCCTTGCCGGTGGCATTGAGGGCCTCTCCGGGCATCATGGCTGCGATGGTGACGAGGGCGTCCTTGGTGCTCCTCCAGCGCTTCTCGGCCTGCATGCGCCTGACCTCCTCGTCGGCACGGTCGGCCGCGGCTCCCGTCGCGGGGGTGCTCCCGAGAGCGGTGCCTTTGGAGTCGGTGTCGTCGTCCTCGGAGGTCTCCTCGGGACCGCCCAGCGCGTTCGTGTCCTCGGAGGCGTTCTCGCCCTCGATCTCCTGAGGGTCGGCCTCCTCGCCCTCGGCCTCCTTCCTCCGCTGCTCGCGGGCCTTGTCGCGCTCCTCGCGGGCCTCGGCCTCCCTCTGCCTGCGCTCCCTGTCGGAGCCTCCGCCCAGAAGCACAAT